TGTCACGGGGGACGTGACAAACTCACGGCAAAGCTTGTCACGGGGGACGTGACAAACTCACGGCAAAGCTTGTCACGGGGGACGTGACAAGCTTTGCTTAATGCAAGTCTTATGCAATTGCAATTGCAATCAATCCGCTTCCACTTCCGGCGCGATTGCGGCCGCGATAGCCGTCGCAATCGCAGCCGCTTCCTCAGCCGTGATGGTCGCGCCGTCCTTGGCCAGTAGAGCCAAGATACGTTCACCGATAGTCTTAACGGCCGTTTCCGGTTTCACCTTGTCATCCTCAGCGAATGCAGCAATGACAGCACGGGAAACCGATTGACGTGAGACTAGGTCCGTTCCGTTGGCGAAGTCTTGGCAAGACTTCCTCGAGAGTCCGGCAGCTTTCGTGGCGAGTACGAACGAAGCGATTGGCACGGAATTGGCAGCACGGGTGGACGCTTCTACCTTGCCAAGATCCGCTCCCTCAGGGGCGGAGAGAATGGAGTATTCAATCCTATCGGCAACGAGTCTCTTCCGCTCCCTTCCCACGATAGACGCTGCCCGTTGGATGTTACCATTGCATGCATTCAAGACGGCCTGAATCATTAAAGACATGCGGGTAACGCCGCCGTTTAATGCGTCAAACTCCGCAGAGATAGAAACGGCGGTAGCCGCCGCGATTGCATCCCCCGCAGCTGCGGCAGCCTTGTCAGCGGCCGCCTTGTCAGCGGCCGCTTCAGCAATGGCGGCCGCTTTATCTGCGGCCGCTTTATCTGCTGCGGCCCTTGCAGCTTTCGCTTTCTCCGCAATTGCGGCCGCTTTATCTGCGGCCGCTTTATCTGCGGCCGCTTTCACGGTTTCCATCTTGTCGAGACGCGTAGCATTGTCGGCTGCTTCACTGTTTGCTGCGGTGCCCTTAGTATTCTTGGTGCTCATAATGGTAGTTTAGTTTGTTGGTTTGTTTCTCTTTCCGGCGTTGTTGCCTTGCTTACTATAGGGGGGACAAGACCCCGTCACTATATAGCCTAAACCCTGAAACCGGAACCCTGATACCGGAATCCGAGTTCATGTATCCGGTATCTGGAAGCCGGATACAGGCTACGGGTAGGGGTGCGCTTTTATATACGCGCGTATATTCATATATACACCTGTAGAAAAAAATAATTGGAATTGACGGGTGCAACAAAAATGGTTACAGTTGCGTTATTCGTGTATGCAAATAGGCCAAAAGTGTAACATTTCGTGCAAAAGTGTAACGTTTTGGGTGCAAATTTGACCCAGCAACACCCAACTTCTGAAAATATGGACGATCCACAGTCATACTACGAGCGCAACAAGGCAGCGAGGAGAGCGTATCAGCGTGAATACTACCTGAAAAACCGCAACACCATCCTACGTAAGGCCCAATTGCGCAGCGAATTGGAGCCCGAGAAGGCCGCTAAAGCCAAAAAGTATCAGAGAAAATACTATTTTGAGAACCGAGAAGCCATTCTTTTGGACAAAAAGCAGAAGTATTTGGCGAAAAAAGCAGTGCCTTAGACGCAAAAAGCAAGCATTTTTTCCGTCGAACTACCCCGCATAGGCCCATCCTGTGCGGGGTATCCTGTATCCGGAACCGAGAACAAAGCTGCTAGTAACGGGCACCAGACTGACCACACGCGGACCGGATTCAGGACTCAAAAGGGGGTCGCAGGATACCGGAAAAAGGAGCAATCTATCGGATAGACTAGCAGTTTGACCCGCAGATTTGCACGCTCGGCAGACCCCGTTCGGCGAAGCCCCGTCGAGGTAAAAGGTCACCGGAATCAGGATGAAATTGACTAATGGGTTTGTAGACTTGTTCCGCTATATAGTGGTTTATACATCCCTGAAAAGTTTGAAAAGTTTCTAGAAGGGTTGTAATTCAATTTAATTCCAATAATTCTTTAATCTGAGAATAAAGAGAATTAACTGAATTAAATTGAATTACTAAAGTATAGAGAAGTTTATAGAGGGTGTATGGTAATTCTCTTTATTGAAAAATTCATTGGACAAACCCGTTCAGGCCGTTTTAGGGTCCCCACATGGCCGAAACAAAAACGACATTGCCGTCCGATCTGAGCTCGATTGAAAACTTTTCCGCTTACGGGATGTGCCCCGATGGAAATGTGTTTCGCGTTAGGCCTCCTTCGCGTGGGGCCTTTGCCGGACGGGTCGGAGTTGTGCGCCCAGTTTGCCACCCTCGCGGACACCGCTGGTATGTCCAGTTGACCGACGACGACGGCAAGCGCCATCGCCTACCCCTGAAGGACCTCCAGCGGAACGTGCGCGGTATCGAAACAATTTCTTGACCAATCCTGTAACCTGCCCCAGACTCGCTTTGTGACGCAAAATCCGCCTGTGGTTCCATCCGGTCTGAACGAGTTCGACCTGCTGAACCTTGACCCCAAAACGCAAACGGCCCCCGAAACCCGTTTGCGGGATGTGCGTGCCGCAAATTCGATCTACGACACTTTGCGCAAGGCCGACGAGCGTTCCAGCAGCAACCGTGCTCGCTTCGACGCCATGTTCGACGGGGCCCCGCCCTACGACCAGAAAGTTTTGTCGTCAACTGGCCAAGGCACCCGCACCAACCTCAACTTCGGTGAGGCCCAGCGGTATCTCGACATTGCGATGTCCGCGTTCGTTGACCTCTACACGAGCCTCGAAAAGCTGATGATGGTCAAGGTTCGCATCGGTGAGCCTGCGGAACGTCAGGACGCCCAAGACATCATTGCCGAGGAACTGACGCACATGCTCCGTGACTGGCCTGAATTCCACAGTCACTACCTGCGGCTCTGCACCGAGTTCACCAAACACGGCGTTGCCGCGACCTACTTTGACGACCCCCGTAGCTGGCGCTTTCGCGTTTGCGGACTTTCCGATTTCCTGATTCCCCGTCAGACTGTCGCTTCGGAAGAGGCAATCGAAGTGGCTTGCTGCCGTAGGCAATACCTTTTGCACGAGCTCTACGGCTTCATCAAGAATCCTGAAGCCGCCGCCAAATTGGGCTGGGATGTTGAGGAAGTGAAGCGCGTAATCATGCGCAATGCCCGCACGACCGGACAGAACGGCAACACCACCTACGCGGACTGGGAAGCTACCCAGCGCGAGATGAAGGGCAACGACCTGTATACGGGCATTCAGAACACAACCGCGTCGGTTGTCCACATGTGGGTTCGTGAATTCGACGGCACGGTTTCCTTCGTCATGTTCGGAGAAGAGACGCCGAAAACGTTCATGTTCCGTAGCGATTCGATGTTCAAGAAACCTGAACAAGCATACATCCTGTTCAACTTCGGCGTCGGAACCAACGGAACTTACCACTCCGTGCGCGGCCTAGGCCATCGCATTTTCAACCATGTCCAGCTCAGCAATCGTTTGCGTTCGCAGATGGTTGACTCTGCCATGTTGGGCGGTGCCGTGATGATCCAGCCGGAATCACAACGGGCGCTTGAGGACATGTCCTTCACGATGTATGGCCCATACTCCGTGCTTTCGCCCAACGTGCGTATCGTAGAAAAGGCCAGCCCCAACCTGACCAACACGATGCAGCCAGCCTTAACTGACATGCAGACGCAGTTGGCCATGAACGTGGACCTTGTCAGCACCTACGGCAATCAAAGTTCCCCTTACCGGAACAACTTGCAGACCGAGCACGACCTTGCCGTCAGCAGCCGCCTGACTGGCTCCACGATCAATTTGTTCTACGCAAGCTGGGGTCGTTTGCTTCGTGAGGTCGTCCGGCGTGTGGTCAACAACATTGGCCGTGACCCATTCGTTGCTGACTTCGTTGCCCGTTGTGCTGAGCGTGGCGTGCCTGTCGAAATGATCAAGGCCATCGACGTATCCAAAACCGTTGCCGTCCGCGCAATCGGTGCGGGCAGCGCAGCCAACCGTTTGCTTGCCCTGCGTGAACTCAACCAGATCTCCGGCGGCTTTGACGATACCGGACGCCGTAACCTGCTACGCGATATCACCACTGAGCGTGTCGGACGTGATCTTGTTGATCGCTACGCACCTGCTGCACCGGAACCACGGCTCACCGTTGATGCGAAGATCGCCATGCTTGAGAATCAGTCGATGCAAGCGGGCATGCCCGTTGCCGTGCTCGATTCCGAATTGCACGGCATGCACCTACGCGGCCATTCCCCTTTGCTACAGCAGCTCCTTTCCGGCGTGCAGGAAGGCACCGTCGATCCCGTGCAAGCCTTGCCCGTCATCACGCTTGTTTATGAGCATTTCATGGCCCACCTGCAACTCTTCGCCAACGACCCAATGGCGAAGGCAGAGGTCGCAGGCTACAAACAGCTCACACAGGTCGCTGAGGAGGTCATCACCAACACAGGCAGGCAAGTCCAAGCAATGCAGCGCAAAGCCGCTGTGGACCCATCACAGGCCCAAGGCGGGCCTACTGGCGCTACCGATGCCGGACCGACAGCCGCTGAACTCAAAATGCAAGAGCATCAGCTCAGGATGCAGATCGCCCAGCAGAAGGCCGAAACCGACATGCAGATCAAGCAGCGCAAGGCGGATCAGGATCTTGCGTTGAAGGATGCAGAACGGGCTATGAAACTTTCTGGTAACGCAACAACTTGATCATGGCCCAACCTTACGAATTTCTTGATGCAGTAGAGCGCGGACTCGCCGCAGGACCCCCAAAATCTTTGATGGGTCCTGCTTCTGATGGTCGCCAAAATGCCTCCGGTGTTCGTTCAGGCCAGATTGTTTATGGCTACCCCGTAAAGGGTTCTAAAGAACTTGGATTAGATGATTACTTCAAGAGCCGACCCGACGTGTCCGGTATGGCTTGGGGCGGCGGGTTAAACGGATCTGACCCAAAAGAACCTCGCTCTGTTGTATTTAACCCGTATAGCCCAGCTATGTCGGACGATAGTAAGCGCGATACCCTTTTCAAGAACGAAGCAATCAGACATTTGATGGCAGAGAAACCAGTTGCTGGATTCCCCATTACCCCCGAACTTCAGAAATGGAGGGAGAAGTCCTTCACGAATCAGGACCCTTATTTGAAGGATGACGCAGCTTTCCGTGAAACCGTAGTAGCCCGCATAGCTACTGGGGACCCCGGACCCGAGGGTGATATGCCGTTTACCCCCGAGGCCGTCGCTGCTGCTGCTGCTTACGAGAAACTACTTGGTACCCGCAAACAAACAACGGGCAAAACCAACCAATAGCGTTTAAAATAAGTAATCGTATTAAATTGTTTGACAAAACAGTTGGCCCGTATTTTACTTTCCCATGTTTTTTGATAAGCCTGTCGTCCCGAAGTCTTTAGAGCATTGGTATAACGATGAGCACGCGGTGCTCCGTCTGCGTGAAATCCTCGCAGACCCTATCCTGCAACAAGCATCCGCTACGCTCTTGCAGGCCGCCATGCCTTCACACCTCAACGTTGGTTCCGGCCAAACGAACAACGAGCGCCTTTGCTGGTTGGGCGGATACACGGACTTCTTGCGTGACCTGCAACGCCTCACAAAGATGCCTGTTACCCGTTCTGATGTCTCCGAGTGGGAGCACATCGACAACGAAATGAACTAAAACTTTTGCCTTATGGAACCGAACACACCTGCCGCTGATGCGCCAACGCCCGATAACAACGAAGGAGGCTTTATTGACAGCCTCGATGCCTATTTCAACACCCCAAATGGGCCTGATCCTACTCCTGTCGCTGACCCTAATCCTGAGCCCGATAGCCCTACGGCACCGGAGATCAAGCCGAAGGTAGCCCCAACGGAGCCTGCTGACGATCTTGACTCCATTGAGGAACCGAAGGATTGGACCCCGCAGGCTGCACGACGCTTCAAAGAACTGAAGGCCGAGCTGAAAACCTACCGCACAAAGGCAGAGGAACTCGAATCCACCGTTACCCAACGTGATGCCCGCCTGCAAGAACTCGAAGCGGTTGCGGACAATCCTGAATTCAAGACCCTACAGGATCGCGTAGCCGAATACGAGCAGCAAATGCTGGTCACGAAGCTCGAACAGAGCCAAGCATACCGCTCGCTTGTCGATGAACCCCTAGGAGTGCTCGTTGGCGAAGCCGATTCCTTGGCGACCAAATACAATATCGAATCCGGTAGCCTGCTTGACGCCATTGCAGAGTCTGACGAAGCCGCACAAGAGGAAGCATTGTCCGAATTGCTTGCCTCGGCTACCGATCGGGACAAGTTTCGGGTCTACAAGATCATCGAAGAGATCAAGCCTATCCTCGAACAGCGCCGTGTGTTGCAGGAGAACGCTCAGGAGGCCCTTCTGGAGGCCGAAGAGCTTGATCGTGCACGTAACCAGCAACAACTCGCTGATCGGGCCACACAGCGCCTGCAAGCGGCTACTTCGGTGGCCGATAAATTGCAGTCGAAGCTCACTTTCCTGTCCAGTATGGACGGAGTTGACCTCAAGGCCATGGCCAAAGACGCCGCTGCCTCTGATCCGGCTTCCCTTGACGCCATTACGGGCACGTATCAGGCCATGGCAGCCAAACTTTTGCCTAAAATGGCCAACGAATACCTGTCTTTGCAGCGTGAAATCGAATCCTTGACCGAAAGACTGGCCGAATATGACAAGGCCACCCCTAGGGCAGGTGGCGGAACGGGCAATTACGGCGCTCAGTCCGCTGCTGATGGCAACAAGTCCTTCCTTGACGCCGTATCTGCGGCCTTCGGCGGGTAACCGCAAAAAAGTTACAAGTATCTGGCTTATTTAATTTGACATCTATGTCGGTAAGCCAGATACTCTCGGCGTCCTAGGAAGTTTCCGACGCCACGGCCCGCTTCGAGCCAGCTTTCACGAGCGAATACGATTCTACGGGCAGAAAGAACTGACGAGGTAATTTGAAGCAAGGGCCTTTGCGCCTGTCGCCCGCTTCTGCGACACCTGCATACCGCATTCCGCTTTTAACAACCTTCTCAACCCTCTAACTACCTAATTTTATGGCCATCAACGCCGGACAATCGTTCAATGATTTCACCAACGATACTGCCAATACCAGTATCGACTCCATCCTCACCCAAGAGGCTAACCGTATCGGTTCCGATATTCATCGCCGCACTCTGCACGTGTCGCCTTGGATGGACCTGATTAAACAGACCTCCTTCCCTGACGGCATGGGCTACAAGCTCGGCACGATGATCTATGATCGTGCGCTGCCTGTTACCACCGTCAATGGCAAAACACTTGCTGTTTCTTCCGCTACTAGCTGGCAAGAAGTTGGAGGCAACGCTGCCGAAAGCACTGTGGTTGACACCAGTTCGCGGGATCAGCTCATCAATGGGGCTCGGGACACCTTCATCGGCGCAGGCAGCGATACCGCTAGCGGTAAGTCGTTCATTTCGTTTGCTCGTCAGCTCAAACAGTATTCGCTCAAGCGTGCCACCGTTGAATCCCCTAAGATCAACGTCGAAGATCTTCGCTTTGCCGCATACCGCACCGAACAGCTCCGCGCTGTGATGGACGCCCTTACCGAAAGCACCCGCTTCACTTGGGAAGAGCGTTATCGTGACGAGTATGACCGTATCTGCGGTAACATCGTCAACTGCAAAACGACTGGCACTGTTATTGCGCAGACTGTCGTTTCCACCGCCAAGGAAGGCAATGCAACTAGCGGCCTTGATTTTGGTGCCGTCGCTGATCTCCCAACCGCGTTTGCCAGCAACAAGATCCTTGACTCGATCTACTTCCGCTTGGTCCGTTCCGGTGCCGGAACCAATGCCTACGGTCGTGAAAACGCTCGTCCGGTCTTTGGTCTGGTTTGCTCGTCTGAGCTCTCCTATTCGCTGCAAACTGAAGCTGGTTTCCGTGACGACGTTCGTTACAACCAGTCTAAGGTTAGCGATCTGATTGCTCCGTTGGGTGTCGAGAAAGCCTTCCGTGGCTTCTACCACTTGATCGACGATCTTGCTCCACGCTTCAATCCGGCTGTTGCCGCTGATGGCACCATCACCCGTGTATACCCTTACACCATTGCAGGCGCAGATGGAGCAGCCAACAACACCGGAGCCGTCATCGTCAACTCAGCTTACGAAACGGCTTCTTTGGAAGCTGCTTACGTGCTGCACCAAGACGTGATGGAAAGTCAAATCCCTGAGCCAATCACTGGCTCCAACGGACTGACCTTCGATCCCGTCAACTATCGCGGTAAGTTCACTTGGAAGAACATCCCATCCGTTGACCTCAACCCTGACGGCACGATTGGTTTCTTCCGTGGTATCCTTGCCTCCGCTTCTAAGCCGATCAAGACCGACTTCGGTTTCGTGATCCTCTTCAAGCGTGATTCCCTCAGCCCCGCTGCCTAAACCCTAAACGCTAAGGGGTTCCCTGTTACGGGAACCCCTTAGCTTCATCCTTTAACTTACTAAAACGATGCCTACTTTAGACGATATCCCAACTCTACCAAAGATTACAGGGCTAAAAGCAAATGATTTGGTTGCTTACTCCAGCGCGTTGAGTGGTGGATGCAAAGTAAAATCAGTTCCAGCAGTTATTGCCGCCCGCTTTACCCACGTCGCTCGTGTTGATTTTAACTCAGGTGGTATTAACGCTACTGCTGGCACTACCAAAGTGATCAACTTGTTTCCGATCCCCAATCCTGCCGTAATCAATGACGTTTACGTTATTGTTGCCACACCTTTTACGGGTGGTGCAATTAGCGCGGCTACGATTCGCGTAGGTAAAGCCGCCACCGTAACTGGTTCCGCCACCCATATCCCTGCTCTTTCTAGCGTATTTACTAGAACTGCGTTTGAAAACGGCGGAACTGCTCTCAGCACTTATAGTTCAGTTGATGTCAATACTACCGCATCTCAGTTTGCTACGCTTGAAATCATCTCTACTGGAGCTAACTTGACCGCGCTTACTGCTGGTAGCCTGTATGTATTCTACAGCATGACTGAACCTGCTGACATCGCTGCCCTACAACTTCCGGCACTATAAACCCCCCAAACCCATACGGCATCCGGTATCCGGATGCCGTAATCCCTTTCCTTAATTACGTTTATGGCTGCTAAAGAAAAGAAAAAGGAAGAGTCGGCTTTAGAGGCTATGAGTAGGCGTATTGGTGAAAACATCCAATCACAATCGGTTATTGCACCCCCTAAGCCTAAGGAGATTGTTCGTAGCACTGAACCATACCTATGGGAAATGCGTGGTTCAAGGAAGTATGACATTTATGGCAAACCGCTTGACAGTAGCTCATTACCCGCATCACAACTTCCGAAGAATGCGGCAATAGAGAGAGCATTTCCTGGCATCGTAGACGATACGCCTCTATACGATAATTTTGGTAAAGCATACGATCGCAGCGGTGTTGCAATTCCCTATGAACCCGATAAATCTGCTATGGAAAAGGCTGAAGGAGACATCGCAAGGCGTGTAGCGGAGAGAAAGAAAGTGATAAGAAATATGTCTCCTAACGACGCGCTGGCTGCCGCCTTTCCTGTGGTTACTGCGCCTCCTGTAACTGCAAAGCCAGTTTATCGTGAAGACCCAGACACCAAACGTAGTCCGCAAGAACGTCAGATGATCGCCCCTCCTTCGGTTATTGCACCTACGGAATCTGCCAAGCCAGTAAAGCTTAGGCCATTTACCGGACCAACCGAGGAGCTGATTGCCCAAGGACTAGGCCCTGCGGATATCACAGCAGGTGCCCCTAAGGCCCTTATCGTTCCTGAAGATACGGATCTCACAGATAAAGCAGCCGCGCTATTCCAGCGCACTCACGGTAGCGCCTTTGACCCCAAGTCCAGCAAGGACAAGAAGAAGATGGCGTCCATTCAGAGCTTGCTTAGCCAAGAAGGCTCCGATAAACTGACGCCGAACCAGTTTGCTCTACGCATCTACCGCACCACTAAATAACATGCCCGCTTACCTGCCACTACCTGAAGGTCTTGAAGTCCCACCTGAAGGCCAATTCGAATTGCCAGTCCTTGCAGAAATGCGGGAAGGTCAGATCTACGTGCTCGAAATCGGCGGCATGCCTTTGCCCGATGTCGAAGAAGAGATGGAAGACGAACTTGAAAATGAAGGCATGAAGGAAGAGGATTTCATGGCTGCCGTCGAACGTCAAATGGGACCCAAACGCAAATAACATTATGAAAACTACCGCACTAGGATTGCTCACCATCATCGTAGCTGTAGCCGGAACCGGAATCAAGTTGCTCGGCGGTGAAGCCGTTGACTTTGCTACCGTCATCACGGCAGTCACCGCCGGAATCGGTTTGCTCAAAGCTAAAGACGCTTAAACTTGACACACCCCAATGACAGACCCATCGCCTGTTGGCAAGATGTTCGATAGCATAATTGGGGTCACGGCCCCTACGTTGGGCTTGATTACCAGCATGCAGGAGCAGCTTGAATACGGGCTTCGGGTTGCTTCATTGGTCGTCGGTTTGATCGTTGGTCTGCTCGCCGTCTGGCGTCACTTCAAATGAAAACCGTAGCCGTATGCGTTGGCCATTCCCGTAAGGGGGATAATGGTGCGTTAAATACGAATGGTGTGTCAGAACACCAGTTCAACCGTAAAGTTGGGCAGCTTACCTGTGCGGTGCTCAATGAGCGCGGCTACAATGCTATCCTGTTTGACTCGTATTCCGGTAGCGGTTATAGCTCCGCGATGAGCTGGGTTGGCCAGCAATGCAAGCTGAACAAAGCCGTATGCGCCGTTGAGCTGCACTTCAACAGTGCCGGACCCTTTGCTGAGGGACACGAGTGGCTGTATTGGGGCCGTAGCACAAACAGTAAACGACTAGCTGAGTGTTTCAATAACGCGTTCAGTAAATCATTCCCGCAGGCAACGGTTCGCGGTGCGAAGCCTATCGGTTCAAGCGACCGAGGCAGTTTGTTTTTGCGCCTTACCCCTTGCCCCGCCATTATTCTGGAACCCTTTTTCGGTTCGAACAAGGACGAGACGGTCTTCTACACGAAGAACCAAACGGCTTTGGCCCATTGCTACGCTGATGCGCTTGCCGCGTATCTGCAAACCGTTTAGGATCAAATTCAAAGTTGACAAAAACGATAGCTGACATTACGTTTGATGCGTGTCTGCTGCTCAGTATAATCTTGAAATTGACAAGGGCGGTGCGTTCGATTTTACGCTACGCATCCTAGACTCGCTCGACGAGCCCGTCACACTATCCGGCGGTAGCACGGCCTTCAAGGCCCATATCCGCGAGGGCACCCGCAAACAGCTCACTGCTGCCTTTACTGTGGGGCCCTACCCTGTTGAGGCCCCTGACGGAACTATTCGTTTTTCCCTTACTGCGGCCCAAACGCTGTTGCTTGACCCGAACAAGAAATATGTATGGGACTTCTTCTGGACCGATACCGCAGGCACGAGACGCAAGCTACTGTTGGGTGACGTATCCGTTGTTGCAAATGTGACCAACCTTCCCTGAACCCATGCCCTACTCTTTATCTGTAACCGAAGGCAGTTCTTATAACCTAAACGCCTCAGGCTCATCGTCCAGCTTGAGCCTAAGTCTTACAGGTCCTGCTGGCCCATCCGGTCCTGCGGGCCCTGCTGGATCTTTTGGCGGCGACCACGGCGCGTTGACCGGGCGCGACGATGATGACCACACGCAATACCTCAACAATACGCGGGGCGATGCAAGGTATGGGCCGTTACCATACGTCGGTGATGATCCTAATATTCCAACACTGATAACCATAACTGGTATAACTACTCCAGCCGCTAGTGGTCAGATTATCCTGCCATACACGGAAATATCCTTAGATCGCCCAAAATGGGATGATGGATCATGGCGAGTCGATTACAGTATTGGCGGCGAGTGGTTGGTAGATGAATACAACAACGGGACCTATAGCGCGAAGGTTGCTAGCACGTCATATCTACCTGTCGGATTGGTGTTCCCATCCCCGTCCGTTGGAGCGGGAATCCCAACAATCACGGGAAACCAACCCATCGCCACCTATCTAGGTCAACTTTGCCAAACACCCAGCGCCTTGTGGCGATGGAACGGTAGCGCGTGGGTGGTAGCTACGTCGGCCAACACCATTCCGCTGAGCAATATCACTGGTCTTGGAACAAACGTCGCTACCGCACTGGCTATTGCAGCAAACACTACAGGTGGAATTTTCCGGCAGGGACAGGCATTGCAGGCCACAACAGCTACCCTTTCCACCCCCCTCCCGATCACCAGCGGCGGGACTGGCGGGGCTACGCCGGGCGCGGCGAGGACGAATCTTGGCTCAAAAACGGTAGGTGATCTGTTATTTCAGACGGAGACGGTCGCGGCGGCGCGGAATGTTTTCGGCGAGGTTTTTTATAATACCGTTACCGATGCTCCAGCACGTAATAGCAACACGCTCGTAGATGATCCAACCTTGGCGGGTATCTCTCTTGATGCAAATAGTGTTTACCGGATTGAAGGGTTCTTCATTTTCTCGGCCACTGCTATATCAGGAGTCCGTTTCAGGCTAGTTTGTAGTGGAGCACTGTCCCCCGCATCATCGTTTTATTACGGTCTGCTTTCGATCCCCGGCACCCTAGCGCAGCATTCATTTACCCAGACGGACGGCACTGGCAGCACTATAACTAGGCCCAATATAACAACCGGATTAGGATTCTACATTTCAAACATCCTATCGACTTCGGATGCGCGGACATTGGCTCTGCAGTGGGGTCAAAATACCACGGACGCCGCTCAAACGGCGACGCGGAAAGGCAGCTCATGGCTTAGAGTCAAGAAAATCTCATAAGGCCAGCCGCATCCATGTTTGGTAAAATATCATCCCTCACTACCCAAAACACCATGCCACTCCAAACCCCCACCACCCTCGCCGCCGCACAGATGGCCGACGCCGCGATCAACGCCCGCAGCCACTACGCCGCCGCCGCTGGCCAGCTAAACGCCATCAATCGCACGATCCTCGGCATGCCGAATGACCAGCTCGCAGCGTTTGGCAACGACCTCGGCCCCGTCGAGATGGAGGCGCTCACCAGCTCGCACGCTGCGCAGGGGGAAGGCTTGAATGCCCTGATCGCAGGCATCAACGCGGTGCTCGGCGCATCCGGCATCCCGCCAGTGACTGCCGCCGTGGACACCCGCCCGCTGGCGGAAAAGCTCGCGGAGCAAAGACGCGAGATCGTGCTGGTCGACGGCGTGTTCGCGGTGGTGGATTTCGCGCCGCTGCCAGAACCTGAACCAGAACCGGAACCCTTGACCCTTGACCCTGAACCCTGAATCCTGTAGTATACGCCTATGACGAACAACATCGACAAACAATCCTTCGGTGAAGCCGGATGCGAGATCATTGCGGGGACTGCCCAGTCTCCTCCGGTTGGGCAATACTGCGCCGTATCTTTCGTAACGGACAGCTCCATTGCTACTGCGTTCTCGGCAACCGAGGCACCGTTGTTTGGCGGCACAGAAACAGGAATTACGTATCCCGCTGGCTTTACCATCTTCACCCCCCTTGTAATCACTGATACCAAAACGGGAACCATCACCGGAGCGGCAATCTTTTATCGGGCCATCTAATGCGTTTAGGACTAGGAAATAATCTGGTTGGTAACGGTGGGGGTGTAAATAGGTATGACCCAGTTACTAAAATAGCATTTGTTGGTGATTCTATTACCGATGCGGGTTCTACATCATTATTCTCAACAGCTGCTAGGGGGTATTTCCCGTGGGCGCAGGCATTTAATGGGCAAAAGTGGGACATCGTCCCAAAAACATCAGTAAATAGACTTCAGTTTGCCAATTCTAGCGCCTCCACAGCAACAATTGTAGCAAATCAGATGTCTGCTGTTTTGGCGAGCGGAGCTGATACTATTGTCTGGCACACTGGGCAAAATGATAGGGCCACAGGTTTGCTTACAGCTCTACAAGCAGCAAACAACATGCGAGCCGTTTGGGCTACAATCAAAGCCGCGAAGATTCGCCCAATCGCTACGACATTATGTGGTGTAACAATGCCGACAATTCAGCAAACGTGGAATGTCGAGTTTAACGGATACATAAGAACGTATGCAGCAGCCGACGGAATCACGCTTTGTGACTGGGCATCTATTTTAAGTCCTAACGGTATTGATGATGGGATACTTGATCCCCAATACACCATTGATTCTATCCACCCAAATTCCCTAGGTGCATCGCGTATGGGTAGGGTTCTTGCATCAACGCTTAATCAATATGTATTGCAATCCAGAGATCCATTTAGTGGACTGTCAAACGCCAGCCCAAATCCCAATATGACTGGTGGGCCACCTCCAACATCTTGGACATTTACAATTGGAGCATCCAACTCAGTTGGCACTCAAACATACGAGGCTGCAAGCGACCCATCTAAATGGTGGAGAATCCCGCATACTCAGGGTGGTGCTAATGCATCGCAGATTATCACATTTGAGGATACGATAAGTAGTTATAATGGAGTAAGGTTTGCGTCTCTTGTAGAGATACAAGTATTGTCCGGTTCAATTCAATCGGTAAGAGCAAACCAATACTTACAAGGTGGGGGTACCACTGCGACTTGTTTGAGTCAAGTTGACAGCGGAATACTTGGCCCTCAAATCACGGCAAGTGATGGCACTGTTGTCTTGAGGACTCCGTTTACTGCTGGAAATGAGACAACAAACCTTGCTTATTGTGATATATTTTTCACCGGAACCGCTAATTTAAGAATACGCAGACTAGCCACTTGGTATTAAAAATAATACCAACGTTAACGTAAAATACTTACAACGCAATGCTCGCAGCCAATTACAACATCACGCTAGACCGCGCAGCGGATTACAGCTTCGTTCTCACGATTCAGAATCAGGCTGGCTTGCCTGTCGATCTGTCGGCGGTAGGGTCTCCCTCCATCGCCACCACCTTTATTGCTGACGTTCGTGAGGTTGCGACAAAGAAGGAAGTGCTCGATCTCACGCCTACTATTTATGGAACGGCTACTAATGGACAAGTTCTTATTTCCCTTACAAAGGTCCAAACCAAAACGCTGAAGACCGGTAGCGGTATCTATGAGTGGGATCTCTTTATGGATCGTGGCTCTCCTACGATACGCACCAGACTCCTCTACGGCTCGCTGACCGCACGCGCACAAATCACCAACGACGCTTAATTATTATGCCCTCTGATACCTACACCCTTACGATTGCAGACGCTGGCGTTAGCACTCCCGCCGATGGTTCCGTGACTACCGTTAAAATCGCAGACTATAATGTCGCAATTGCTGGGACTGGAGTTACCACCGCTAAGATTGTAGATGGTGCGGTAACTACGGCAAAGATTCTTGATGGGACGATTGTTGCTGGTGATCTAGCTTCCAACTCTGTGATCACAGCTAAAGTAGCGGATCTGAATATCACCGCTGACAAGCTGGCAGCGAATGCGGTTACCACTGCTAAGATTACAGACTTTAACGTAACAGCAGATAAGATAGCGGCTAATGCGGTCATTACCGCTAAAATCCTTAACGGCAACGTAACAACGGACAAGATCGCGGATGGAAATGTAACTTTGGCTAAGCTCCAAACGATACCCGCTAATAAACTACTAGGCAATTCTAGTGGCTCCACTGGTGCAGTCAGCAACATCACTTGCACTTCCTTTGGCTTCACCTTGCTTACTTCTGTTGACGACGTTGCTGCTAGGGGTCATTTAGGATTGGGTTCGCTTGCCACACAAAACTCACTATCCGCTGCTACCGGAGGAACAGGCCAAATATCCTACACTATTGGTGATATCCTCTACGCTAGTGGCACTACTGCACTATCCAAATTAGCCAGCGTAGCTACTGGCAATGCTCTTATTTCAGGTGGTGTCGGTGCTAGCCCATCCTACGGTAAAATTGGCTTGACGACACATGTTTCTGGTTTGTTGCCAGTTGCTAACGGCGGCACAGGTCTTGCCACCATTACCGGATACGTGAAAGGCGCAGGGACATCAGCTCTTACAGCTAGCGCGACTATTCCTGTAGCCGATATTTCCGGCGTGTTGCCAGTTGCTAATGGGGGGACAGGGCAATTGTCAGCCGTAAGGGGTCAGATCTCCAAGATGTCCGGATTCACACTTGTTGATGTGGTTACGCAAAATATCTATACCCCTGTGACAAATGCTGGAACCTTAAACGCAGCCGTAAACATGACTGTAGGAGCAGATAGCACTTTCTCCTTAAAGAACACATCAGGTATAACCAGAACGTTTCGTGTATACAGTAGCGTGGATGCTACGGCGACTAATAATGATGTCTTAGGAATTAAGCTATATTTTGGCCTAGCTGGTTCTGTCTTAGCAGCTATAGACGAAACCGAGTGTAGGGCTTTTACTAGTAGCTCAAGTTCTGCCGCTAAGTTAGTAACGTCGTGGATGATCGAATTGGACCCCAACGAGGAGATAGCGGTTTATGTAGCTAACCATTCCGGAACTGGAGATATCACTATTCAAAGAGCACGCCTAATCGCAGAAGCAATTATCTAATATGGCAGTATCCCAATTACCGCAAGCACCGTATAGGCAGGATCGAAGACTCTTTCCGACTCCGCTTACTACGGATGTTCTATTCAGCGAGGTGCGAGATTGCTCCCGCATCGACTTCCCTGCCTATGGCACGCCGCACCCAAACACTGCGAAGTGGCCAAACCACAAGTTGATTTTCATCAAGACCGTTGACATTGAGCGTGACGGAATCTTTGAGTTCTTCTACGCAGCGGATCGGGAGAACCAAGACGAATACAATTTCTCTTACGGTAACCGTAGCATTGTAGGTGCTAGAGAGTTCCGCGTAGTGCTGCGTGAATACATCATCCCAAGGGCCGAGTTCGATCCGCTTTATCCGGTGTTCCAAACGCCAATGCCCAATGTTCCGGAAGGGCTTTTTGAAGGTATCGAATACGTCTTCTACGACAAGCTGCAAAAGAAAATAGACCAGCCTGAATTGGATTCGGTTTATATCGCGGAGGTCAGGACTTACATTGAGTCTGCGTTTCTTGATTACAAACTATCCTACTCGGCTCAGATCCCTGATCTGGTCCCTGAAAAGTTCAGGGCCTCTATTGCCCAAGTATCCACCGAAGGTATTGAAGCTGGCCTTGCCGCGTTGCCTGAACTGGAAGCCGGACAACTGCTCGCTTCTGAGGATCAGCTCAATCCGGACGTCAAAGTCGTAAAGACCGTTGCTCGGGATAAACCAACTACCAACATCACGCTGCTCGGGTCCCGTAGTTACGTTGAGTCCACCAATGCAGTGGTGGAAGAGACATACTCACCGGATGAACTACAAGCTGAAACCGGATTGCTGGTGTCGCAGTCTATTGCTTCCCCTTTGGGCGACGGCACTTTCGTTCGTGAAACTGTTCGTGTCGAGTCATGGCCGGAACTTACGTCCACCGAATGGGACCCCACCATCAACGCCCAAGTTGTATCCAAAGAACAATTTGTGTCGCCTGATTCGGTGAACACCGCAGCACCTTACACTTCACACCGTGCGGTAAATAAAGACCGCACGCTGCGCACGGTTGAGGTCCCGCCTGACGACGCCCTGCTCAATTACCGTTTGGAGTTCCCCAGCCGTATGGACATCCGCTTGCCCGATGTCCTGAAGTCCATTAGAATTGTCTGGTCTACGGCAAGCGCCGAAGGTAAATCTGACGGCGAATGGGAGGGGCAGGCTTCTGGAACTAGCTGGAGTCTTAGTGGCTCTGAAGGTGACGATTGCACAAGCTCGGCATCTATAAAGCCTGAACTGGTAGTCGATATCCTGCAATCATGGGGTTCGGATATTCCGATTACGGCCTACGCATTTTTTATCAAAACCAATAACGGGTCAGTAACCGAAGCCGAACTAAACGCCCGAATCACCGCAGTGGTAGGTGTCACACAACCTTGGCCTTTGTTCAAACCTGTTTCCCACACGCTTATCGTTGCTGGGGGCAGTGTTTCCGTAAAAGCCTCAGCCTCCGGTAGCGCAGCGAGATCCGTATCCGGTAGCACATCATCCGCTGAACGCGGAACTTCCGAGTCCGAAAGTTACGATGTCGGATTGAGCGTGAACTCCGTAACCATTCCACCTACTATCCACGGCCCGATCAATATGGTCGATTACTCCAGATCCATTTTGTGCGTTGCTTCAGCGAAGGCTAAATGGAATGGGTCTAATTTCCCAAGTTTGGACGCCGACGCAACTGCCCAGCAGTCAGCCTACGGTTCCGTTACACCAAACACCTTGCCTGCGACCACTCCGTCCAGCATCCCTAATTCTGGCCGCTACGTCATGCGCACCAGCATTGAGCCATATAAATGGGGTTGGGCTAAGTGTTCCGCCATTATTCTTGACGCTTCCAATCTTGCCTAAATGAGCGACCCGTATATCCAACGCCAACCGTTTGATTCCAAACTGGATCAAGAGCCGTCTATTGAGCGGAAACCCTTCGAGTCGAAGCTGAATCAAGAGCCGTCTATCCAACGCGGACCAGCAAACGGTAGTGACCAGCCCCGAACCGCCACACCGCGTAGGGATGCCCTGAAGGAAGCCCAATCAATGGGCATTGATACGAAGGGCATGAGCACCCGTGAAATCAAAGGTGCCGTAACCGATAAGAAGGAAGCCCAGAAGGAGCTGTCTGACTTCATCAAGGAAACCCTAAAGGAATTACCGAAGAATACCCCAGCTAATGCACCTTCCGGCCCAGCTACGGTGTCGTCCAGAACTACGGAGGACAGGCCCAGCCGCTTGACTCCATCGAAGCATGAGGGCAAAAGAAACGTTGGGGTCCCGATCCAATTCTACACTTGGGTTAATGGTAAGGTTGGCCGAGTAATGGTGATGTGCCAAGCTGAGCCTAGCCCACTAGAGCCATGATAACGCTACCAGATGGTTCAGGTGTTTTGCTTTGCCCTACTGGTGCTGGATTCGGGACGGTTTCAGACGATTACTTTTTGGGTTTAGAATCCAATAGTGATGGGACATTACTAGAAATTCCAGTTTCCATATTCCAAGAGTGGTTCTCAAACGCTAAGGAGATTGAATTATATGTAGAGCAAGATTACTTCCCTGTCCTATTAAACGAAAATCAATCTTATGTTGAGAACTATAAGCAGGGCATTTACTCTGGCGAAGATGAGTTCGGCGTGAATTTCAACGATTCGCCACACCCATTCCCAGCTATGGTGTTTGACGAGTATGAGGCCCTTAGATCATACAGTTCTAGACTAACCTACGATTTACCGTTCAATTACTTCAGATACGATGGGGAATTCGCAACTCCTTTGGGTGAATCCGCTTTACCTTTAATTTTCGTATACAATGACAAATTCTATTGGTTCCGAAATGACTATGCCAATACCGTAACAACGCTTACGGATACCGAGTTCAAGACCGTGCTGACAACCACCACCCAAGAGTACGATCCTGAAAACGGGGAGTATGTAGACGTCAAATACACGGCCACCGTAAGACACCGCATCACCAAGCGGTTCTACTGAAGCCTTGACCGTATCCTGTTTCCTGTGTAATCTACTTAAAGACATGAAGACTAAGACCAAACAGCAAGTCGCCTATTTGCTTTCCAAAGTGAGCCCTCTGAAGCCCAAGCAGCAAGAGAAGCTGAAGTCTGAGTTGCATTCCGGTGCCGTTAAAACCAAGAAGTGATATGCCCTCCCTTACCCTCAACCACATGACCTCCCTGCTCGGCACGTATATCGAGCCGGACGGAGACTTCAAAGCCAGCCTTAATCAGGTCTTGGCCCGCATTTACAACATGGGGACCTACCGTGATCTGACCGTGCAATACAGCCTTCCGGTCGTAAACGGTTGCATCACGCTACCCGACGACGCCGATGCCGTGCTGCACACAATGGTGGACGGGCATCCTGCTCCGGTACGTTCGATGTGGCACGACTTCAAAGCCATCGGTTTCGGGTTCGGTGCGGACCTCACATGGGGCCTGATTGATTCTGGCTTCAGCCCAACCCTGCAATCCCTACCGGAAGCCGGAATCACCGAGCTTACCGTCCTGCCTTACGGTCCTTACGCAACTACACGAGTTTTTAATAGTAATGACGGCGAAGAGATTGTCATCCGTGCGTCAAATTCAGCGGGTATTTTCGAGTCAGCGGTCAATAACACGACCAAAAAGATCACCTTCGCATCACCCGTTACCAACATTGAATCCATCCGCTTCGAGGGCCTGTTGATCTCATACGCTCTGGTAACCAATGCTTCGGATCTCGGAACTGCCTACGCGGAGGTCGGTCCAGCCAGCGGTGTTACTCGCTATCGACGTTTCCGTTTGAATCGTTCGACCGATGGCGTCACTACGGTGCACGTCCTTTGCAAACGCGCCTTCCAACCGCTGTCCGGAGACAACGATATTGTCTACGTTGGTAACGTCGGGGCCCTCAAACACGGCTTGCTTGCCCGTATCGCAGAAGATGGTGCGGACATCGAGCGTGCCGAATACCATTGGCAGCGTTGCACTTTGTTGCTCGAAGAAGAAGCCAACAGCTCTCGCGGTGCTGCGTTGCCGCGACTGAACATCGACCCGTTTGGTACAGGCATGCAGAACAAACTTTACCAGAACTACTAATTTGATCATCCTACAGACTTCCCCAGAACAACGCAGTGAAGCCCGTGCCAATGCGTCCAAGATGGGTGTGTTGCACAACTCCTTTTCCAAGGGTAAGGGTAACGGTCCCGGAAACATGGGTGAAATCGTCGTGCTCAAACACGTTGGTGGCGTGCGTGTAGGGGACAAGAAGTTCTCGCACGATATCGAACTGCCTTCCGGCATTCGCATTGATGTGAAAACCACTATCGCGGCGGCACCGCCCGAAGATTACTACTCGGCACGCGTGTATGGCTCTGCGGAGGATATGGAGAAGCTGTGCTCGAAGTGCGACGTGTATTATTTCACCCGCTGCAACACCCAGCTATCGCTCGTTACCATCGTAGGCTGGCTGCCTGCCCGTGAGTTTATTGAGAAAGCCATCTTTTCCCCTAAGGGGCACGTCAATCCTGATGACGGTAAACTGTCCTATTCGGATGAATACACGATGCTGATCTCCGAGCTGATCCCGCCTGAGGTGAAGATCACAAAGAAAAGGCTTGGCCTTGTTGGTAAGGTGACCAACAAAACCAAGCCTGTTTGATTTGGGCTGACTAGAAAATCTCGCCCTTGTCGATGTCGAAGTTCTCCCCGACGTCGATCTCCCAGATCTTACCGCCGCCGTTACCCCTGCTGCGCACAGTGCGCACGTTCGGGTTGTGGCGGCTGACCTCCTCAAGGACGGTCATTCCTCGGCGCACGAACTCTAGGTTGTTCGAGTTGCCGACGCTGCGACCGCCGTTCACCTCGTGCAATACGACAGTGAACTCGGTAAGCGTGCCGCGCCATTTCTGGGTTGGGTTTTGATCCCGAACCTTTTTGGCGAAGAACTCAACCATTTCCGCAATGGCGGATCTCGATGAGTTGTCGTAGGCGGCTGCTTCGATGAACGAGTCGATATACGTTTTGACGCCAAAACGATTTGAGTCACTCACTTCTGCGGGGGCCTTCCAGTCCAGCAGCCAGCGCAGGAAGAACGGCAGCTCGGAAGCGATCGTTCCTTCTACCCATTCGTTTGATCCAAACTTCATCTTGTGCCCGCCATTGATACGCAGCGCGATGATCTTGTCTCGGTTGCTGGAATCCAAAGTTGGCAAGGCAGCCAACGAGTTTGCGTCCAAGTTGAGCGACATCATCACACGCCCAGCCCACGGCAACGGAACAGCGTCCGCATACTTGGCGTGATACTCAAGGCGTGGATTAGCCACGCACCGCTTCGTGAGTTCGACAAACTTGCGTTGGTCAGCATAGGTGGCAGCAGCTACTTGGTCGTCAATTACCCAAGCGGCAGAACCGCACAGGTCTTTGTTGAAGCTGGTGGCCCCCGACAGATAACCGCTGGCATCACTGAAGCCCCCTACGGAACCGCCCACAATCTGATTGGTAAGCAGAGTCTTGCCGTGTCCGGTTGGGCCCAGCAAAATGAGCAGGTGCCCTTGATCCATCCGGCTCTCAAGCACGGCCTTGTAGAGACGTTGATACCACGCGAGGAAGTAAGGCAGAGTGCTGTTACCCTTGTCGTCGTCGGTGAAGAACGGCATCAAGAACTGGTGAATCCATGGCCAGTATTTTGGGTCCCCATCTTCTGCTGGCTTCACCGCTGAGGTGTAGCAGTTGTTCAAGATGCGTCTGCCGTTGAACTTAACTACGCGCTCTTTCGAGAACACGACAGGAGCCACTTCGTCAACCCGACAATCGTTTGAGATCGTGAGCAACGCCTGCTCCACCTCCGAAATGGGCTGGTTCTTATTCTGCTTAGTCGAGAAACCACTCTTGCGTAGTTCAAGGATCAGTTGCTTTTCTGGCAACGTAACGGGGGACTGGTTGAGCATCTTGTAGTATGCCTTGCCATTGAACCAGTAGTTGTCGAGCAGGGTGCCGAGCTTCTTTTGCTCGAACTTCTCCATGAACTTCTTACCCAAAAGATCACGCCAGCTCTTGAACCCAGTTCCTGCACGATCCGAGTAGCACACGATTCCGTCCTCACGGATCTGGCAACCGTCACGGTCGATGCCATCGTCAATCCAGAACAACGGACCACGGGCCCCCACGATGAATTCTCCTGTCCACCGATTCGGGTATCTCGCCATGACTTCATTGGCCACCTCTTCGATTGGGATATTGGTGTCCTCGGTCTTAATCACTACGTCGTTCGCTGCTTTAAGCAATAGGGTCCTGACAAACACGGACGGCAACGGGTCACCCATTTGGGTCCATTCTTCACCGATGGCGAAATACTGCGTCGGTTTCAGGCTACAGGAATCGAATTTGGCACTCAGGGTAGGGGCTCTGAGGGCATCGGACATACGCTTGTAGAACGCCGCAGCAAGTTCAGGCGCTACAAGGATAGGCTCCTCGAATTCCCACACCAAGCGTAAGCCCTCGGATTGGGTCTTGGAACGCCACGTAGGAACGGAACCACCGTCGCATCGGTCAGTGATGATCTGGTCAATGCGTCCCCACTCAGGCGGGCAGTCGTAATCGGCTACCCACCCGTAGAGTTTGTTGATCGGATTGTCCGTCGATATGCGCTGGTTCTTGTTGTCCCCCTCGGCCATAGAGAAGAAGCAATGGTCCGTTGTGGCCGAGGCGCACCACGCCCTATAGTCGCTCTTGCGCTCGATAGGGAAGTTTGGCCTAGGATATGTTTTGGCAAGGGGGTCAGCAAACGTGCCGCTGATTCCGGTCTTGGTGAGGTTGGAGATAAATAGGTAATTCATTTTGTGTAGATGTCGAGGATTTGTCCGTCAGCGGCGACTGGAATGTCAGGAATCCATTCAGGTGGCGTTGACATGATTTTCAAGATGTCGCCAAGGGCACCCTCGGCACTTTCTTCCGGCACTTCGCAGACAACTTCGTCGTGGACATGCAGGATAATCGAGTAACCTGCGGCGTCAATACGCAGCATCATGTCCGAGAAAATATCCCGTGCAAGCCCCTGAGACAAATTTTCCGACAAAGTGCCCCCGTATAGCTTGATGTCACGCATACCGCCCATGCGGTAAATCTTGCCGATGATGGCGTAGCGATCCCCTAGGGCTTTCATCTTGCGCAGCATTCCGTAGCGCAATTTTCTGCCGGATGGGAGATCCAATTCGAATGGGACGCCCAAAGCGCAGGCTGTCGTAAGCTCCTGATTCAGCTTAGCCCAGTAATTCACTACGGACTTCATGCGCAAACGGTAGGTTCGCACAGCTTGCTCCGCTTCCTGTAGCGGCATGCCGCTGAACTCCGCGAAACGAACAGCCCCGATTCCGTAACCGCAGCCCAAAACCATCGCCTTGACCCGTTGCCTAAGATCCTTGTCGTAGTCTTTGAGCTCGCCGTTGGCCGGATCGTGCATACCCAACAACACACCGAACGCGTGGTAGATGTCCTTGGCGTTGCGGATCATATCCAAGGCCCGCTTGTCACCAGCCAGATAGCTGAGCGTGCGCACCTCAATCTGCGAAAGGTCGGCCACGATGAGCTTGTAGCCCGCCTTTGGTTTGATCATGTGCCGGAAATTAACGCCGAACATTTCTTCCCGAGGGAGATTCTGCAAGTTTAGGTTGCCCCCACTACCGCTGAAACGGGCAGTTGGGTTAGCCCCGCAATACATTAGCCCGCCGTAGTAGCGATCATCCGGCATCGTGCCGTAATCGAACGCCTGTAGTTTCTTCTGAAACATGTTGATGCGTCGGTAGTCCCGCACTGAGCGTGCCCATGGGCAATCTTGTTGGTGCGCTGCAAACCACTTGTCAGCATCCTCGTTGCCTGCGGCTAGTGATTTCGGTGGGTCAATACCTTGCTTGCGGCATTGGGCGTTGAATGCCTTGCGGCTCAACGGAGTAGCGTCACCGATCCAAGGGATAGCCCGCTCAGAATCAAACAAGGTGTTGCCGATCTTAACAAGGTTCTCGCGTAATGCTTTAACGTCGATTGGCAATCCACGCTGGCAGATCTTACGGTTCATGCGGCTGATGTCCCGCTCCACTTGGGGCCACTGGTCGTTTAGTTTGGTCCAGATTCGCAAGCACAGCTCGGAGTCAACGATGGCATATTGGGTAACCTCCTTGCGGAAGGCGTCAGTCATAGCGGACCATTGCAGACCCTTCATGTTATCCCGTGTCGTCTTATCGACTTTGATGTTGAATAGGGTAGCACTCGCATTCTTGAGCGAACGTGGCAAACCTAAATAGGCGACCATATCGGCGGTGCAGTGCCATGCAGCAGGGGTGCAAGGTTTGAACCAGCCACAGTTTACCCCGTGCAGGTAGAGCGACTCGTCGAAGGAGGCGTTGTGGCTCAATACGGTATTGCCGTTGAGTATGGACCAGTCGAATTCACGAGGACAGCCAGCGTATACGTAACCATCGTCACCGACTACGGTTACCATATAGGCTTCAAAAGAAGGGTGCGAAAAGTATCCCGCAGGTCCTAAGACCGTGATGGAACATTCTGAATCGTAGAAGGACTCAAAGTCCAAGGCGTAAGTAATCATTGTGTGTATGTTTCTGTTTAGGATTTGGGCGTAAAAAACCCACGCCCTCGCCTGTTACGGAACAAGGGCGTGGGTCAGGTTATTTTAGTTGGGTCCGAAGTCGAAACTCAACTGGGTTTCGTAAACTTCTGCGTGCAGCTTCTTTGCTTCGTTCTCGAATGCTAGGGCCATCACCATAAGGCGGGACCGTTGCACTTCAGCGGTAGCAATTTGTCCGTTCAATTCTTCCGCTGCTTGCCTCATGGCAGCAGCTTCCCGATTGAGCACGTCCACCGGATTCTCTAGGGGGGCAGGTAGTTTTGGCATATGCGTAGAGATTAGGCGTTAGGGCGTGATGCGAACTCTTGGGCCTCCTTGGGGGACTCCTCTTTCGTCACGGAAAGAGTTGGCACATACCAGCTATACTTACCTTTCGTCATCAGTTCCGTGCCGAAGGTCCACAAACGAGTGAATGCCGGAACGGTCGGATTGAAAGTCTGGAAGGTGAACAAACGCTTGAAGGTCAAGCGGTAGGCATCCTTCTGGACAGTAAGGCGACCCAATTGGTAGTTGGTGTCCCCGATTGGGTAGGGGAAGTTGGTGTCGTCGTCGCCAATTTGGGGGATCAGCAAGACGATTTCAGCAAACTCCACCATCGGGTAGCTGCTCTCTTGGGCTAAAGCGCGGGCTTCAGCTTCGGTGCTGGCCATCTTTGGGATTTGGTCGTCGTCATACGGGACGTCCTCTTTCCAACGCTTGACAGCGCCTACGATGATTACAGGAGTTTTCTGTTCTGCTTCGAGCAGGACGAACTCTTTGTCCAAGACGACGGAACCGACAGGCCCTTCGATCTGGGACATTTTTTGGATGACGTTCAAACGCGGGATTTCGATATCCTGCGAGAGTGCCAGTCCTTGATTTGCTACGACGCTTAATGTTTCAGTGCTCATGGTTATGATATAGGATTACAGATTCAGTGCTTTGTTTGCTGGTCCTGCACTGGTCGGACTCGGGTGGTAGAAAGTGATAAAGGACTTAAACAGGCATACTTGTCAACTTAATCCTAAGACGTGAACTGAATCACCGTTGGTCGTCACCATCCTTCGTGAGTGCGTTTGACTTGCGGACAGAGTTACCGGATAGGCGTAGGGGATGCAAGAGAAATTCTCATAAATTTTTCGGCTGCTGCGCGGGCGCTACGAACAAATGCTGTTCATCGGAGGAATGTGCAGCGGGTGTTTCCCTTCGTGCCATTCAGGTGTGCTGCCAATGACCTTGGGAAGCAGGCGGTGGCGATACTCGCCGCAGTTGTCGCCCCGCCAAATCCATATCGAGGTAGGCGGAGTTCGATTCTTCGCACGGAGTTTTCAACTTCGGCCGGAACACAAATCCAATGACGTATCTATCCCATCGGATTTGTCGGATCACCGTTCCGTCACGGTGATGGATTCTATCCCAGAAAGCGAAGCGGTATCGGGTGTCTTTTGATTTATGTAATGTCAGTTTCATGTCGAAGATTTTGATGCTGTCGGCAACGGCTTCGGTTTCCGGCGTGCCCCCACTTTAGCGTTCGGCAGAAAATTAAAAGCATCTTCAAGCAACGCCAAATCATAGACTCCTGCACGTTTCGCCTGTTCAAGCGTCACCCCGATCTTAGATTCATACCACTCCGCAAAGGTTGTGCCTTGGTGCGTGATTCCCTTGGTTCCGCATCTATGGCACTTCCCGCTAGCATCCACATAATACGAAAGCTCACACTTTGGACATTTAGCCGAACAATACGTCCCATCCAACCCCTCTTCACGGGGTTGTTCAGCGCGGCAGGGCTTCGATTGCATTTGATTTTGGTTCATGGTTTTAGGGCTTCGTTTCGGGGTGGATGGACTCAGCGTTCTGCCGAGAATGGCGTTGCCCGCAGTTATTGCAGATCCAGAAGTGCGGAGTCTCACGGGTGGAGCGTCCGCAGTTCAAGCACTCTGGAAGGTGCACATTCCATCCCGCCTGATTCACGCGATTTCCGAGATATTCCCGCGTTGCGTCCGCTTTTGATTGCCCAAGCGTTCCCGGTGATCCAGCGGCAACCCACACGGCTTCCCACTTGCTCAGGACTAGCACCGCTTCCTGCTTCCATCGTTTCATATCCGTCAGCTCGCGCTCTAATTCTTCGGAGTGAGTGGCGAGGTCGGCGGCTAGCTTGGATTGATTGCCGTCGAAAGTATTTATCACCGCATCGGTGCGCGGAGTATCGTGGATTCGTTTCATGTCTGGTATTTCGTTAATATGCAGCGTGCCATCAGCAACGAGCACTTTGGGCAGTGGCTAGTATTCATTGGTCTGGGCGGTCGTGAGATTTAGGAAGCATCGAAGGGCATCCTTTTTCCATGTGTGTAGGGCATCAATCAGTTGGTCTTGCTCTGTGCACAGCTTTTCCAACTCAAGAACTTGGTCGCGGTATTCGGCGGCGGTGGCCCAAGACGGTTGTTGCGCCAGCTCTTTTTTGAGCGTGACTACATTGTTTTGTAACATAACAATGTCACTACGGTGATCTTCTATCACTTGCCACGTTGGTCTTTCGGCTAGCTCTCGCTTGAGATTCTCGTTCTCTATACGCAGGGAGTCTTGTGAACTACGGAGCGCGGCTACCTCCGTGAAGAAACTGTCGATGTTAGGTGTGTTCATTGTAGTATTGTAGAAGTGGTTTAGTCCGGTGACTGCTTACGGCAGTCAGTCGTGTGACTTAACGGATTTACGTTCCGAGGTAAACAAACCATAAACGTGTGGAGGCGGCTACGTTTCAAACATCAACCACATTCCAGCCCTCCAAGGCGACACCCCAGTAAGCTACTCTGGGCAGTCACTTTGCACCGCTGATCACTTCGGCGGAGGGCTGGAATGTAGTGACATACTTACGGGCATGTCAGCACGTCCTGTTTTAAAGCGTCAGGAACGCATGTCATTTCCGAATTACTTACTAGTCAGGCTGTATCGCGTCGGTCCTACCTCAACGATGCCTAGATCAATAGCTTCAGATTCGAACTGGTCAACAACAAAAGTTTTTTTTCCTTTATCCGTTTTGTTGTGTAGGGCAGTTGAAACCTGATTGAGCGTAAGGTCAGCTGCTTCTATGATGTCGTTCATGGACAATCCATACTTGATTCCGAGCTGGGCCAGATAATTTTTCTCGAGGGTTTTCTTCAGGCAGCCCATGGACCGCAGCTTGTGCTGCTCGAACTCGTGTCCGCCTAAAGCCAATCCGGTAGCCTTGTGCTTAATCGACTTTGCCCAGTTTTCTACAATCTTCGCCACGATGAACAGACGCTCCAGCACTTCAGGATCTTCGACCTCAGACGGGCTTATGGGCCCCGTAGGCAGCAGGTCAGGGCGGATCTTCTTGGCGATCGTGATGCAGACAGCCCCCAATGCGGGGCAGTTTTCCTCGTGCCTACAGTAGCGGCAGTTTACGGAGGGGGTAACGTCGTCAATGTCAATGGACCCTGTAGCCCACTTCGGCCTTACGGTTTCCGCCTTACCGATGACGTCCGAGATCTCCTTGCGCAGGATTGGCATCTCTTCGCGCAGGAATACGCCACTCAGGATACCGCCGTTGAGCGGCACGATGAAGGCGAACTTGATCGTATGCAGGTGCGGGAACATTTGAAAGGCAGCCAAGGCGTAGGCTTTGGATTGCCAGTTGTGCTTAGGCTCGTCGATCTTGCTGATGCCTGTCTTGTAGTCGATCATCACGGCTACTCCTTCGGCGCAATGCACCAATAGGTCGCAAGTGCCGAAGGTTGGCGTAGCGGAATCAAGCTCAAGCACTAGGCGAATCTCGCGTTGGGTAGTTTTCGGTAGGTCACCGAATACCCCGTTCAGTATTTCGTCCTCGTCCTTGATGATGTCGTCGTAGATTTGGAGCTCTTCGTCATTGTGTAGCGCAGACGGGTCGCGTATTTCAAGGGCTTCATGTATCCTTGTTCCCTTTTCGGCTGCTGCCGACGTGCCATCCCTGCCGTGGTATCCGGCGCAGGTGGCTACATACTTGAGTGATGAAGGTCCGAACTCGGCGTGTGCTCGTTCGGAATGGTTTACGGTTTCTGTGTTCATATTTGTGCGATGGAAAGTTAATGTCTAAGGCCGCAGTGTGGGCATATCCCTATGCCGTAACGCGTGTAATTGAGCTTGTTGCGGCAGTTAAAGCAGTAGCCAACATACCTGCACGTTATTTTTGCGTAGTAGCGAATGCGTAATTTCAAGCGTAGTAGTTTCATGCCGTGTGTAGTTTTATGAGTATTTGCAGTAGCAGATGAGTAGTAGTAAAGCGGCCAGAGAGCCAAGCGAAAATCCTAGGGCGTCGGTGAGGTTCATATTAGGGTAAGGGGTTAGTGTGTAACGTCTCTCTAAAGAGCCTTTTATGTTCGAGTTTTACAAGTATTTTTTCTTCAATTGTTCCGGAAGCCACCAATACCCGCTGCACGCAGGATGACTTGGCTCCTGCTCGGTGTATGCGCCCTAGGGTTTGCACGTAGGCTTTCTCGTCAAACGTAGGGGAGATCAGGCTCATCCTAGGGTGCCCGCCTTCCGTATCGTGCAAGGACACTCCGGTTCCGCCTGCGGCTATGTTGCAGACGATCACCCTAGCGTCGTTGCGTTGGAACATCTGCACGTTGTCCTCGCGCTCCGTATCTTTCTGGCCCCCGACTACCACAGCGCACTTCGAGCCGAAGGATTCTTGCAGGGCTTTTACGGTATCTACAAAGTTTACAAACACAGCAACGCTGAATCCCTCTGCACGGGCTTCCCAAACCATTTCAATAATGTCGGGCACCTTAGCGGCTTCGGCCAACTGTCTCGCCCGCAGCATTTCGACTAAGATGTGTGGGGAGGCCCCACCGTTTTCAAGGAACTGCTCCACGATATCCGGAGTGATACCGTGTTGGTCGTAGAACTTAACGATGTCCTTTAGGGACGAAAACGCAAGGGGCTCCGTGATAATCTGATTGCCAGCAAATTCACTAGCAAGATCCTCGCACGTCAAACGCGTGGCGTTTACGCCATACATCTTAGTGTTGATCTCCTTGAGCTTCGCAACAGAGCCAGCATGCCAAGCATTCCAGTGGTCCTTACGGCAGCCGTGTTCCAGCATCCAAGTGAACCAACTCTTGAGCTGGCCCTCTGCGCGGTTCAAGGAGTGCAGTCCTAGGGCGAACCCGATACTACGCATTTCTGTAGGATCTTGGCAGGCGGTAGCTGACAGCATCAAGTTGAAGTAGCCCGCTTGCTTTGCTGCGATAAGCATCTGGCTGTTCTGGCTAAACGGGGTGCGGCATTTGTGCACCTCGTCCCATATGATTAGTGTATTTTCCGGTAGCAGCCACCGGAATAGTTTCTTACCTACCTTAGCCAGATGAGGCCCACCGCGTTTGAGCTTCTCGTAGTTGGTAACGAATACAGGCTCAATGCCCAGCTCTGCAAGCTCGCGCTTCCATTGTGGAATAACAATCTTAGGGCAGACGATGGCAACGGGCATGCCCAATTCAAGGGCAGCGCGGCACGCTATAACCGTCTTGCCTACGCCTGTTCCTGAACTGTCCAACGCCCCATTGTGCCTAAGTAGGGCCCCCTTTAGGAAGTCAACGGAAGTGCGTTGTTTTGCGTATAGGGTCTTCATGCTTGTTTACCTTTCGGTTTATTCAATGGGCTGATCGTGTATCCTATGTCTTTAGGGAACGTGGTGTATCCGTCCTTGATGTTTTGCATTATTGGGGATACGCAGATTCTGTCTGTGTATGGGTTGAGTGGTTCGACGTAGTCGGGCTGCACCGTGCCTCCGCAGTAGTCGCATACGCCACCGACAAAACCTCTCGGCGTGTCACAGCATTCTTCTTGTTCGCTCATCGTGCTGCCCCTTTCGGTTGGGCGTCGTTATCGAGGGTCTTCTTGAAGCCAATTCCGGCAGCGACGTGATACACGACTACCCCTTCAGGCCGCATGAATCCGGCTGCGGCTACGCTTCCGTATTTTTTTAAGAATCGAAGAGCGTAATCAGCTACGGGCACATCATCGTATGTTTCATCAAATAGGCACCGATCAAGGACAGGCACTACCTTGCAGCAGGCAGGTGCGCGTTCTTGTAGTTTATGGGTCATCTCTTGGGTTTTGTGGTCCCATGAAACAGATGCAACGCCAATGGGATCGTCTCCGGAGGCCCAACGTCCGGCATTGAACAACGAGAAGAAACGCTCGCCGTTCTTGAAGCCGTAGTTCCTTTGTATACCACTGCCCCACCACTCTCCGAAGTGGTGTCCGGCTCCTAGTGCAACTAGCTCTGTGGCGTGCTCTTCGACCCACTGGGCAAAGCCGAAGTTGTCATCCTCCGGTGTGATCCAGCGGGTGCGGGAACCAGCGTAGATGAGGAAATCATCAGTGATGGCGGTGACTTTGGAAATGTCACTACCGATCACTGGCTTGGGTTCGATGAAAATACTGGCATTGGTGCCGTCAATTTTTTCTGTGATATAGCACTCTCGTGAAAGGCGTGCCATCTTCGGGAATGGTCTGAATTCTGGTGTCATGGTTTTGTATATATTAGATATTCGCATTCAAAGGCAATGATCGGCGGCGGTGTGATCATGATGATTCTCTCTGGCCTTGGGGCGGTGCGTCGAAGGCAGGTTTCGCAGCCTTCGCGCCAGCCTTCGCGCCAGCCTTCGGCGTCGTTTCCATCCCCGTTGCAACGGGCGATGTCGTTAGGTAGAAATAAGGTCATTTGGATACCCACTTTCCTATTGTGCGCAGAAATGCTTCGGCGCGTTCTGCGGCGGTTGCCCTGATCCCAAATAAGCTGCCTTCGATTTCAATAAGCAAGTTTGTGTATTCCACGTATTGATTTCCATGCAGTGATTCTTCCGCTTCGTGCATCGCGTTGAGGTCGTTTGGGTAGTCGGGAATGCTGTCCAGCTCCCATCCAGCATTACTGTCGGAACGCTCAAAGCATCTTCTTCCGTCCAACCATGGTTCCGTCTCAGTAAAGCCACACGCTTCCGCAATCGCGATTTGTTGTGCTTCAGGTGTCACTCGGCACCTCCATCGTTCAGCACATACTTCATTTGTCCTGCGTCTACAATTGACGCGCACAGTGGGAAGTGTTCCGCAAACTGAGCGAAGATGCTGTCGGCTAGCAAACGGTGCTCCTTCTGTGCATGGGCAGAACGGCGCTGCCAGAAGTAGGTGATCCAGCTACGAACGCTGCCCTTCATATATGCCCGAGTCGGAGTGCAAAGTGGCAAAACCATGCGTGCGCTTTCCGCAGCTGCCCCACATTCAATCATCCAAGTGTATTCACCTACGTACTCGCCTACTAGTCCATGTGCATGGTCCGTAAGGGTGTCACTCACAGATCCAGATCCTTGTCTGTTCCCGCCGTCATGCTTGTGCCTTATCTCAAGATCGCTGAAGTCGAAGTCTTTCACTTCGGCGTATCGTTGCGAAAATTCCTGAAACTTGAACGAGCTGTGGCGCAGGATCTGGGCCATAATTGCCCTGCTGGTAACGATCTCGAACGTGACATCAACCATGTCGAATACGCTCCAATGACCATTTTGAAGACAGTAGCGTAAAATCCCTGCTCCGGTAACGTGATTCAACTGATTGTTGGGTGAGCTTACCCTAGCTTGATAAACGATAAATTGCTCAGGCGTTATGCTGAGCAGGTCTGCTTTGATTGGTTTTGTAATGCTTACGATTTCGGATTTCATTTTGTTGCGTTTAGGATTTGTAAGGATGGGCTCCACCACTTTTGAGCAGTCCAGATAATTCCGGTATTCAGACCCAGTGGTCGCTGCTCAAAAGTTGGGGAGCCCTATTTGGTTTACTCAGTTTTTCAACGTGGCGGCGGTGGCGAACCACAGTTCTGAGAACTCGCCTGTTTCAGGCACGAAGTCAGCGGCTGTTTGAGCCAAAATAGAACACGTAAGAAGTGCCTTGGCAATGTCGTTTAGCCCTAGGTCCGTGGCTTTTTGCACTAAGGCTGCTACATCCAAGCGGGGATCAGGAATACAGCTCGCTACAGCCGCTAGCAGATAAGTTTGCTTGCCAGTCTTAGCGGACAAGCGTTCTGCTTCATCGCGGGCTTCTTCGAGACATTGATGTTTTACCTTGGGGCTTGGAGCCCCTTCTACGTAACACATGTAGAATTCTTCGGTGTTTAGCTTGCCTGTGAAATTTAGGTCCAGCATTTGCATAATTGGTGTGGCGTTCATAATGGTTTGCGGTTGCGTGTCTTGGTTAATTTAGATGCGTTATGGGGTCAACAACTTTTTTCAATTTTTTACTGCTTCAAGGTAGTGAACGTCTGGATGCCCGATGGTCCATCCGGTTAGGACATAAGACCAGCCCTCTAGGTGGCTTTTTGTATCGAACAACACGAACTTTACTTTGTCCGGTGAGGACCACCCCCTACCCCTGTCAACCCAATGGGAATAGCCAACAGGTGCTGTAGGGTAAGGCGGTAGCCCTTTCGGTGTTTCCGCTACGGGCACCTTGTTACGGTCATCCTGCAACGTGCCGCAGTGTTCGGCGTCCAGCAGGATGTTGCAGCTTGCGGCTACATGAGCGATGTGCGAGATACCGGATTCAGGGTCCAGATCTTCTCCGTCGCGCCAAGCGTTGAGGTGCCGCATAATGGCTGAGACGTAGGTGCTTGCACACACGCCAGTCTTGCGCCAATTATAGGGCCCATATTTTTCGGCCCCTAACTTATGCACCCATGCGGTTTGCTCCATAGCGTATGGCGGCAGCAGGTTCATTGGGGCTTTCTTTTTTCCAGCTTCGCCCTTTGGGTCGTTTACTTGCATAGTGTTGTTTTTGGTTAAAGGTTTACTCATCTAATAATGTGGCTAGTAAGGCTAGCATGGTAAATATTACCATTGCGGCTAGGCCAGTGGAAACAAATACTAACGCGGGCAACCACAACGGTAGCAGGACTATCAGCCACGGCAAAACAAACACGCCGTATAGCTTGAGGGCTACCAATAACGCGGTTACAGTTAGGGATATCGTTGCGGTTTTCATAATGGGTTAGGCACAACCAATTACTTTTTCCGCTTAGCCGAGTCAACGACATTTTTCAGAATTTGAAAAAGCCCCTAGGGCCTCAAGCAAATCCTTGAAATCGAGGACCTCCGCAAAGACGATATCCGATTCGACCTCAAATTCAGTAGCGACTTCCCCCTTGAATTTTTCAAGATCCTCTTCGTTGAAGAAGCATTCAAGCTCCTCGCGTAACGTCGGCGGCAGTTTGCGCCCTACGGTGTCCTCCAAAATGGCTTCCAGACGGTCGAGTATTTCCAAGCGGTTCATTTCAATTGTTCTGTAGGTGGTATTGGGCGATCAAGGCTGCGTCAACGATTCCGTCATGTGCTACGCGACTACGCGCAGTTGCAAGCCATTTTTGTTCCGGCCACAGGATATTGGCCTTGCGTAGGGCAAAAACTTTGGTCTGCCCTTTCGGGACGAACTTGCCCAGCATGGCTGGCTGCCAGTCCCTAACCTGTATCCTGTGCGGTGTGAGCCCAACGGCGCGTAGTGAGCCGTCAATCTTGCCGAATGAAATGCTCATGGAGCGCATGGCCTGCGAGTTCTTCGCGTGCATAAGGGGCTCCTCAATGCAGACCATAAGAGGGCCTGCTCCGTAGCCAGAAACCCATTCGAGCAAGCGTGTCACGTCGATCTCGTCCTTGCTGCCGATCTGCTCGGTGAACATCTGCGTGTATCCTATTACGCTACTATCCTTATTTGCAATAGCGCACAGGCCACCTTTCAGGCCGTTGTCAATTCCGATCGTGATGCCGTCAACTGTCATCGACTTCTTCCGCCTCCACTACGACTTGTGATCCACCGTTCGCGGCTTTGGAGTTGTTGAGCACGCTGATGTCGATGGTAAGCGAGCTGCTTCCGCCGCCGCTTTTCGCATTGAGCCCTAGGTTGCGTCGGATCAACTGGTCCAATTCGGACATCTCACGGATGGTTCTAGGCCCTCGGATGTTGAGCAGGTTGTCCCGCAGGATCTTCATTGCGCTGGCGGCAACGTAGGCTTGATACTTGTCGGCAGGGGTGGACTGGTTTTCCGCCACTTCAAGCAGGTTCAGGTCTTCCTCTTCGCGTGCGGCAAGGCGGGCGTCAGCAACGGTTTCGCCCAACACGGAGAACAGGTTGTCCTCGAACACATCGACTTGCTCCGTGCCTTTTTCCGGTGGGCTGAGGTCAGCTAGCCAACGGGCAATGGTTACTCTAGTGGTGCCGATCTCTTCTGCGATGCGGGTCTTGTTGACGCCGGACATGAACAGGTCACGTGCGCGTGCGATGCGCTCAGCCTTGACCTGCCTGTTGCGGTCCTTTACCCGACGTTCGGCATTCGGCTCGAAGCGTCCTCGGTCACGTTTGTAGATGGGGTTGCACTCTTTGTTGGGGTCTGGCTCCACGGGGTCAACAAACCGCCTACGTCCTCGCTTCTTTGGGGGTTCAGGAGTCAGGTTACAGGATTCAAGCTCGTCGCTCATGGGTTGATTTATGGGCCTAAAACAATTACTTGTCAATTTATTTACTTGCTTTATGCTGCCAACAATATGGGACGCCCTAAAAAAGACAATCCAGATAAGGTCACCACTTCAGTATTCGAGCCGCGTTTAGATGTGGCAGCCAAAAAGATGGACGTCGGAGGATTCTTGATTCCGGTTACCAATACGCTTACGGCTTTACTGTGGGGGTTTGCGAACCACCCATCGCCTAAGGCTAAGGAATTTTATTTCTGGCGCGTTGCTGACATGCTGTGGAACCGAGACGACCTGCCGGAAAAGATGTTCCTGAAACATCCGTGGGCTGAGCAGATTATTCACGAGTGCATCAACGAGAAATATCTCGCCATCGGAGGCGCGGCCTCTTGCGTGGCTGGTGACACGAGGATGCTCAATCCGCTTACGGGAGAATTGCCAACCATCCAAAGCCTGTGCGAGAGCAACACGCGCCCTTGGGTGCAAACGCTTAACGGTCCTGTGCAAGCCGACGTGCCTTATCTCAAGGGAACGAAGAGGTTGTTTGAGTTCAAGCTCTCCAACGGAAGTTCATTCCGTTGCACCGAAGACCACCGACTGCTCACTCCTTTTGGTTGGCGCTACGCCAAGCAGACCAACGTTGGATCAGAGCTTTTCGGATACGTTCCTTGCCATCCTCCGACCACTTTGGGCAACGACCTTTCAGATCCACTGCAAGGTGCTCAGCGTTGCTCTGAAAAAGTTGCAGATTCTCAATGCGGTTGTCATCGGGTATCCCATTTAGGTGGTGAACAACTTCTGTGGGCAAGAGAAAACGCCCGAGAAATTCTTCCATTACGAGACGGTGTTCAAAAACATAATGGGTATGTTTTCGAGCGTTGGGGTGCCCTTTGGAGTGAATTACTACGTAGCCGTCTTTCTCAATTATGCGACCCTTCCACGCATAGTGACGCTCCCCGAACGTGCTCGTCGGGAACTCCTTGGTTACGCCGTTTCTACGCAAAAATTTCTTCACTTCTTCACCCTTGGTCCCGACTGCTCGGCCAATCTCGGCAAGCGAACAACCATCAGAGCACATCTTCAGGACCTTCTCCGCGTTCCGCTCGCATGCCGAGTGGGGGTTACGGCGACCCGTTCGAGGGGTCGCAACTCCGTGCCGCTTCAGGAGCCTACCAACCGTGCCAGTCCGCATTCCCAACTTATCCGCCACAAGGCGAGTGCTGCCCAACTCCTGATACAGGCGTAGGATTTCATCCGACTTCTTCTTGTGCCTCAACGAGCGACCATCAATCTTCATATCGTTTGATGGTGGAGCTTGTTCAGGTGGTGTCAATAACAAATGTTGGAGTGCACGACTTTTATGACCTGAACGTGCCAGTTGAGCACCACTACTTCGCGGAAGGGTGTGTGCACCACAACAGCGGTAAGAGCCACACCCTTGCTGGCTACGGCATTATCCGGTGGCTGTCAAGCCCGAAGGATACGCTTGTGCTGTTCACTTCAACCACTTTGCGTGAAGCCCGTAAGCGTGTATGGGGTTCGGTTATCTCGTTGCTATCTGTTATCGAAGGGGCCCCGATCAACGTTCGGGATTCCATTGGCTCAGCAAACTACGTGGATGAAAAAGGGCAAACCTTTGACCGTGCAGGGTTGTCGTTGATCGCAGCGGAACGAAGCCGCACGCGTGAAGCCATCGGCAAGTTCATCGGTCTTAAACAAAAACACGTGATTCTAATTGGAGACGAGTTGGGCGAACTATCGCCTGCCATCACCAACGCCGCGCTGAGTAACTTGTCGAAGAACCCCATCTTCGAATTCAAGGGCGCGAGCAATCCGGCCAGTCGCTTCGATGCGTTCGGGGAATGGAGCACGCCAAAGGATGGGTGGGAGACGGTCACGCCGGAAATGGATGATGAGTGGCGCACAAAGTGGGGCGGCAAATACATTCGTTTGGACGGAGAACGCAGCCCTAACGTATTGGCTAACGAGGTCCTGTATCCGTTCCTGCCTACGATTGAGAAGATTGCGGAGGACAAGGCGCTGCTCGGAGAAAAGAGTCGGGCATACTATCGAATGGTGCGTGCGGTGTTCTTCGACTCAGACGAGACTGAGGGCATCTACAGCGAGGCCGAGCTAGTCAGTGGTGGGGCTATGGCCAAATCCGGATTCCGGGGCCCTACAACGCTAATAGCGGGCCTAGATCCGGCCTTCACGAACGGAGGCGACCGGACCGTCATGTATCTCGCACGCGTTGGCCAATTCGAATCAGGGCAATATGGATTACAATACGAATCCTGTATCTCGTTCAACGACGACACGACCAACAAGGCAGTGCCACGGACCTACCAGATCGTGCACCTGATTCGGGATGCCTGTATCCGGTTGGGGGTAAAGCCCGAGAATCTCGCGGTGGATGCAACGGGTGCCGGATCGCCTTTCTGCGACGTGCTGGCGGGCGAGTGGTCCAATCAATTCCTTCGGGTTCAGTTTGGGGGTAAGGCGTCGGACAGGCGCGTGTCGATGAACAGCAAGCTGGTGGGCGAGGAGCTCTACGTGAACCGTGTGTCCGAGCTCTGGTTCGTCGGCAAGGAGTTTATTCGAACGCAGCAGCTCAAGGGTGTGGACCTCGATCTGGCCAAGGAGATGTGCAACAGGCAATACGAGATGGTCAAGTCGGGCACGCTACGGGTGAAGATCGAATCCAAGGTGGATGTCAAGGCCCGCGTAGGATCGTCGCCCGACTTAGGCGATGCGGCATTCATCACGCTGGAGCTCGCTAGGCAGCGCCACGGGATGGTTGCCGTTGACGCACCCAAGAATCAGGATGCAGGGTGTTTCAGCAGACCCCCGCGCACGATGCGCGATCTGGACATCGTAAGCAGGTCGAAACATTCCCAATTGATCTACGACTAATGTAAAAAAGTTGCGTTATTGGGCGTAGCGGAATGGCTCGGATGACGTTTTATACGTCCCAGAAAAGTTTGAAAAGTTTCTAGAAGGGTTGTAATTCGGTTTAATTCGAATAATTCTTTAATCTGAGAATAAAAAGAATTAACTGAATTAAATTGAATTACTAAAGTATAGAGAAGTTTATAGAGTCTGTATGGTAATTCTCTTTATTGGCCAAATCCGTCAGGGGTCCTCCAAAGGGGCCTGCGCCCGAGGGACTTCTGCGTTTACCGAGATATTTCTGCTTGATATTTTTCCTTGCGTAGCGCATTGTTGCGTGCGTGCCTGCCTCTTTCAAACGAACCCCTGACGGAAAACTCAAATACCGAGGGGAACTGTTTGCCGGATTCAACAAGCCGAAGAAAGCGCCTGCTGGCGACCCGAAGAAATACGTCGTGCTCGGCAAGCAAGGCGACAAAGTCAGCAAAGTGAAATTTGGGCAACGCGGCTACGACGACTTCCTGCAACACAAGGACACCAAACGCCGCGCCAATTTCAAGTCTCGCATGAACTGCGACACCGCGAAGGATAAAACCACAGCCCGCTACTGGGCTTGCAACTACAACTGGTAACCCATGGCTGAACGACAAGGACCCCCGATGACTGAGCGTGAATTCAAACGAGCTCAGCGTATTGCCATGTATGGCAGCAACATCCCCAAAAGCGGCCAACGTGCGGCATACGCGCAAGCTGAAGCTACTGCCGTAAAACGTAAGGCAGCCATTGATGCTGGTTTCACACCGCCTACCGCTGCGGCTACGGGTGATTTGCTGAAGCGTCGTTTGGAGCTCTTCAAGGGCATGCAGGATGTGGGCCGTGAAGAAGCTGCTGGGCTTGCTGAGGAGGCTTCGGGCCTAGGTATTTCCCGTTCCGGTTTCCGGCAAGCACTCAACCGGATTCCGGTTGCGGGTGATACAACACCTGATGGGTCTACGCCTAGCCCAGCCACTACCCGTCCGGTTGCACCGGAACCCATTTCAAAAATCGGTGGAGTCCCCGCATCCGAAGCGTTGGCTGCTCTTCGTGGACGTGCCACCGCTGAGGCAAGCAAAATTAAAGACCCCGACCAACGTGAAGCCGCTATGCCCTTTGGGCCTACTTCAGAGGAGCGATACACAGCCGCGCAAGTCCTGAAGGAAAAACTGGCTGGTGATAAAATCAAAGCGGGCCTCGCTGGTAGCGAGTTACCTGCAATTTCCACTGAAGGTTTACGCCCTTATACACCTACTACACCTACTAAACCTACTACTCCTACTACTACTACGCCTACTACGCCTACTGATCGGGAAACAGAAACGGGTTCTGATGCTACAACTACAAGTGATGGTGGGTTATCCCCCACTGCCGCAGGCTTGCTGCTGAAGGCACCCAACATTGCGAGCTCGGTTTCTAGGCGTGTAGCTAAGCCGTTCTACACCAAGGCCACTAATTTGTTAGTTGATGCAGTTAAAGCTACTACACAAGCTGAACGCGCAAGAGAATTAGGTATAATTGCCGACATTGCGAAAAACACAAGCAAGACTGGTAGCGCAGCGCGGGAAACTTATCGTGCTGCAACCGCAACCCAAGCGGCTGCTGAAGCCGCAGCTTATGGTAAAGCCGCACGCCTCACTAAGCAGGCTGCCCGCCCTGAGTTAATTGGTAACGTTATATCCAAATTTGGCAAAGTCGGTAAGTTCGGTAAGCTGGCAGGTAAACTCGCCGTCCCAGTGGAGGTAGCGCTCAATGTAATTGAGGGTGGTCGTCTTATCGGAGACGAAGAATTCAGGGCTAGACGCAAATCTGAATTTGAAGATTACGCTAACCAAGGGGCCTTACGATCCGCAGCTGAATCGGCCCTGAATCCTGTATCCGGTATCTATACCGCAGGATCTCAAATGGTGGACGCCGCCGCATCAGCCGGAGCGGCCAAGAGGGCGACCTCAGCTTTCGATAAAGCGTCAGCCATTAACAAAGCTAGACTGAAATACCTTTCGGATATTGGCATGACTCCGGATAAACTAAAGGCGATGACCCTTAAAGAACGCTCCGAAATTATGCGGAAAGCCAGAAAAATCGCCCGAAAGTAATAACCTAAACCCCAAACCATAATGGCCGAAACAGGACTATCTTACGAAGGCGATATCGCACCGCTGAAGCAACAATACTTTCAGCAAGTGTTCTCCGACCCACGCCTTAACCCTCGTGCCGCCGCTGCTTTGAGTAGTCAGTTTTCTGCTTCGGTGGATAAGTCGTTTGCACAACGGCAAGAGCTACAGGATCGCGCATCCGTTACCCGTAGCCGTGAACTCCAATTCGAAACCGCTAAGTTCACCCTTGAGCGCGAACGCGAGAAGGCTGCCCGTGAGCGTAGCAGCATGACCGAGCTTGCTCCTTTGCTCGCCACCTTTGATTCTATTATCAAGGACCCTACTACGGATAACAAAACAAAGTCCATACTGATTGGCCAAACCGCTACTCAACAAAGCCCTTTGATAGCCCAGAGCCCTGCTGCGCGTATTGCTTATGACGCTACGGTGCGTAGCCTAACCCCAGAAGACAGACCTGACCAAAAGTTCACTTTGGGATCTTATATCTGGCAAGGCGGTGATCCAGCTAACCTACCTGCGGGACTTGAGGACAACCCAGCTATAGAACTAAGCCCATTAACTTATGCTACAGCTATGCAGAAATCTAAGAAAGACATTGGGGAGTCTATTGCTAGAAGTGAGGCTAGTGCCGCGCAAACTAAACGCGAACAGTCGCAGATCGACAAAGCTATTGCTGCTATTGGTTCCGCCGTTACTAAGAAGAAATATAATAGGGTCAACGAACCAACGGGAACCGAGTTTGAAGCTCCTGCCGTAAGGGGCGCGTTCGATTACCTAATTAACCGCTTCGGGACGGCAGAAGAAAAGGCTAAGGCTAAGGCTGGCGATGCTTCTGTTCTAGTCGGCATTACCAACTCTATTATACCCCGCGTCCTAAGCGGAGAAACTGCTGCTTCAACCGGACCGACCGAAGGCCAGAAAGCTAGGGCTATCTGGGGCCCCGCCCCTAAATAATTCTCTGTTACATATCTTATTCTAAAACACCACTATGCTGGAACTACAACCTCTTGAGACATGGTCCGCTACTTCGAAAGCTGCGACCCCCGCCGAAAAAATCAAAGGATACTCCGACTACCTGCAAGCCAGTTACTTCAAGGCGGGCGCTTTGGACGATGAGGTTTACGCCGGAATCACGGCTGGGGCAAGGGACTACGCTCTGGCCAATGGCTTGCTTGATGCTGAACTGCCCGAAGAAGAGCAGTATAAACAAATCGGTAGCCTTATCGGTGCGAAGCCAGACGTTGAAAAAGATGCACGCTTTTTGTATCAGCATTACGCTTTGGATTTCGATCTCACTAAACCGGAATTCGCTGAGCAGAAAGCCAACTCCGAAACGCTACGCCGTTACTTTGCTATGCAGCAGGCCAACCCTGCGGGCCTGCCTGAGATCGAACCCTTAGTGGCTGAACTCGTGGGCAACGCCGACGAAGTGCGCGATGCCCGTATCGCAGCCCTTGACCGCAAGGACGCACCGCTTGTCGCCGTGACTGACGTTGATGGCAGACGGCAAGTGTATCCGGGGTCCGGTGCCACACCGGAATACTTACGTGAGAATCTTGATTCCTTGTTGTCCACAGGTGTTATTGATGCGGGCGACCTCAATGAGGTGCGCACCTTGTTCAGCCCGATTAACGGCGGCAAGGCCACTGTTGCGGAAGAAGTTAAAGGGCGCACTTTTGAAGGCGCTGTGCGGGACCTTACTGAAAAAGATCCTGCACTCAAAGACGCGCTCGATGAATCCGTTGCGCGTTTGCGCCTTCAGCAAGAGCTTGCCGGAAAGAGCGCGGGCGAGCTTGTTGTCAAGGGAGCACTGCTGACTGGGATTAATGTCGGGGAAATGGTTTTTGAATTTGGCAAGCAGGTGTTGGGTAAAGGCGAAGCGTTCAAGACAGAACCTAAAAACGACATCGTTGAAATCTTGACCAACAATGAGGCCCTGCTCAACAAAGGCTATTCGGAACAGGACATTCGCCGTTACGCTGCCGACATCGTCCAAGACAGGGCAGGACCTGCATACCGTGCCGACAAACCTGAATCCGGTATCGTGCAAGATAGTCGCGGCAACATGATCATTGCCCCTGCTTTGGTTATCGACAAGGCCCTCTATGAACAAGCCGTGCAGGCAGCCAACTTGAACGAAGAGCAGCGCCAAAGAGCTAACAGCAACCGCGCCAACTTCCTTACCCAGATTGCACCTGACGCAAAACGATTGATCGTCGAGAACGATGACGCCGCAGCCGCAGAATACGCAGCCGCCAAAGGTAGGGGGGAAACGGATGAGCAGTTTGTAGAAAACTGGGTTGCCAATAAAGGGGCCAACTACAGTGGCTTCACGGAACGCTTGCAGCAGCTTGGTAACACTTTAGGCAAACTGGCTTCTGAAATTCCTTTGGGCCTAGCTGCGTTGTCCGGATCTGAAACCGCAACTAAAGCAATGCTGTCGATTAGCAAAGATGCTACCGACCGTAGGGAATACGCCCGCTTGATGGGTGACGAGTTTGGTTTGACATTTCAAATTGTAGACGCCGTGCCGCAGCTCGCCTCGACTATCTTGCTCACAGTAGGGACTGGTGCTGCATATACAGGCCTGAAGGCCGTAGCCCGAGCAGGCGCACGCAAAGTGGTTGCTACGGCTGCTAAGAACGCGTTGTCCCTTGTTGATGATGCCACTGCTAACGCTGTTAAGTCAGCCGCGAAAGTTGGGGGCGAAGCTACGATGTCCACGGCACTTAAAAAATTGGGTTCGTCTGTTGGCTCTACGCTGAAAATTGCGGACAATAATTTGCCATTGTTTGCCACTACCTTTTATCAAGGCGCGACCAGCAACTACGTATCCATTTACAGCCAATTGCCAGAAACGATGCCCCATGAGGACAAGCACCGCAACGCTATTGGATACGCGATTGGTTCCGGCCTGAGCACCGCTGCCCTCACCTTAGGCATGGGCTTCCTTGGCCGAGGTGGTGCTGAAGATCTTGTCACTAAAGTTTTCCGCCCCCTAAAGGCTGCGGACGAAGTAGCCGCAGGGTCACGTGTAATCCCTTTAGACAAACTTTCCTATAAGCAGGCCAAGCTGGTGCATGAGGCCGTCAACAATTCTGGAGTCGCAATCACCGACACCGCGTTCAAAACAATCTTGCGTGTGAACTTGGGCGGGGCTTACAAGAATTACCTGCGCAACACCTACAAGGGTTTCGTGGATGAAGGCGTTGAAGAAACGATTGACACGGCGATCAACATCAAGATCGAAGATGCCGCGCTCAAGAAAGATACTTCACTGATCGAAACCGCCAACCAGCTTTGGCACTCCTTCGTTATCGGTGGTGCGTTGGGCGTTGGAGTAAAGGGTATCACGGAGCTCGCGGCCCCTATGCGGTTCTCTGAGCGCGTGCAAGCCTTGCAGACTGCCGTGGATGTTTCACAGCGTATTGCTAATACCTTGCGTGACAGTGGCAGCACGGCGACCGCAGCGGTCTTCGAGCGCAACATGGGCGTGCAGGTTGCCGCCCTCAGGGAAGGCAAGAAGGCCGAGCTCGCTGTGCAGGAGGAAACTGAGCAGCGCAAGGGCGCGGAGCTGACTGAGTTCACCGACGACGGGCAAGCTGTATTTGAGTTTGACGACGAAACCGAAACGTCATCCGAAAAGGGCATGATCGTAGGCGACCTCATTGGTGAGCGCGTAAACGTAGGCGCTTTCCAAGGTGTGCTGCAACGCAACACCGATGGTTCTTTTAGCCTGAAACTGGACAAACCCATTAACGGTGCAACAACGGTAGCCTTGAACGCCACGGCTTACCAGCCGCTTAGCAAAGCGAACATCACGCGCCGAACTGTGTTGCCCACCTTAGGGGCACAGCAAGGCAACATCGCTGCCGGAACTCCTTACATCATGCTGCCGAACAAGGCGCGTGTGGCACTCCCTACGCGCACGCCTGAGCGCGAGCAAGAAGGGTTCCTTGCCTCTGAGCAAGGTGGATTCGAGTTCTCCAAGGCAGGGGACGCCGAAGTGCTTACCATTCGTGGATCACGTATCGTGGGCACGGAAGACACGATGGACTTGCAGATCACTGACCCTAATCAGATCAACAACATCGTCAAATACTACGGCTTGAAAAGGCCAACCGAAGCGGTGCCGGATGCACAGTTTGAATTGCCCTTGTTTGATCTGGCAGCGCAATCAGGACTCCGTTACCGGACGCAGGCTAACGTTGCTGCGGAACAGCTCGTAGACCGCAGTAACGACGATGTGCAAGTGGAGTTCCAAGGACAGACCGTAACCGTAGGTGAGCTACGTGACCGCTTGGAAGAGGCCCAATCCTTCATCGACGAAGGCATGGGTGGCCCAAAAGTGGATGCGCTCATTGCCGAGATCAACGCTGCTTTTGAAACTGCTGGCCTGAAAGAGCAAAGCGAAGCTGAAGTTGCATTTGATGCCGAGCGAGACGAGCAAGAATCCATTCTGAGGGCCGACCTACAAGCGCAAAGCGAAGCTGAAGGTCTTTTCGCTGACCGTGTGGAGATCGAAGATGCCCTATCGTTGTTGCCAAAGGGTCCGCTCATCACTCTGATTCGCAAGTATACGGCGAAAGCAGGACCTCAAACGGCTAAGAAGCTATTGGATTACGCGACCAAAAATCCAGAAAAAGCGAAGCAGCAAATGGCGTTACTGGATCAGTCCCTAGTGAAGATGAACGAATACGCAGATGGCCTGCCAGTAGAGAAAACAAAAATTCGCACAGCCATTAGGCAGACGGTTGCCGGATTTGAAAGCGCCATTGAGGGCATCGGTGACATTGCCACTACGGCTACGGTAGCCGCACCGACGGTAGCTGCACCAACGGTAGCTGCACCAACGGTAGCCGAAGTAACCGACGACACCGTAGTAATGTTCGACGAAGAGCAGGTAACCATTGGTGACTTGCGTTCGAAGCTGACACAAGCGGAAGACACGCTAGATGCGTTTGGTGCTACTCCCGCGCTAGTAGATTTGATTGCCCGTTACAAGCAAGCGATCACTGACGCTACTACGGTAGTTGACACAACAACTACTGAAGCTGAACAAGAACCGGATTCCGAGTTGATTACACTTCAGAAGGAGTTTGAGTCCCTGCAAGATCCTGTTGTAACATTTAAAGGTAAGACTTACACACTTTCTGCGCTTAAAAAAGAAGCCGAAGCCCTTAGTGAGGTAGTCTCTGCGGCGGATGTATTGGGAGCACCAACAGTCAGGCAATCGAATAAACTAAAGAAGCTCCTAGATACCATTCGTGTAGAGGAGCAAACGGCGTTGACCAGACGTGCGGAGTTGGATGAGCAGATGATGGTGGTGTCACTACAACAAAACCCGTCGCAGCTTAGCAAAATGGAGCTTGCAATGAAAGCGGAGCTTATCAAGAACGGAAGTAAGCCCACTACCGAACGGCAAGATTCTGGACTTACTAAGACAGCCACGCCAACGGAAAGAACTACGGAACAGGATCTCAAATTGGATTTCCGTTCAGTGGATGAGCAAACTACAGTGGACGACTTAGCCATCAACGGCTATTTGATTTCCGACTTAACCAAACAAGGCGGTCTTTCAGCTAAACTTGTAAATGGATTACCTTTGTATCCTAGCAAGGAAAGCCCTACGTCCTATGCTTTGTTTGTTAAGCGTTACATTCTAGCTAGGGTGCGTGAGCTCTACCCTCTTGTAGAGGTTCCTGACCAAACACCAACTCGCAAATCGCTTGTGGCTTTTACTCCGATGGATTCGGATAAGCCGAAAGCTAAAATCTCCATGCCAGTAGTGGATGATGGGAAAAAAGCGGTGGCTGGGGTATTCACTAATGACCCACGCATTACCGCAGCCCAGCTAGATTACGGGTTATTGGTCCCATTGCCCATTAACTTTACATCTGAACTGAACCCATCTATTGTTGTCCAAGGTGGGTTAGTAGTTGGTGTGCGCTTATCCGAAAACGTATTTGTTGTTGGTAAAGGGGACTTGTCCAATAAAGGAACTACGTCCTACAATCCATTAAGCCTAAAGAAGAGTCACACATTAGGAGCTGTATTCGTAAATCCTTCCAGTCAAAATTTACCAAAGGACGAAAAAGGAAGGGCCCGTAGGTTTGATGATTGGGTGTCTGTTGCTTACAAAAAATCAAAATCGGCACTAGCCAATACGATTTTTAATGGGAGTTACTTAGATTATCAGTCCAGAGATGTGTCAGTAACTTCCGCGCTACTGGAATATGCTTCTCAGCTAAAAAGCACAGCGTTAGCCGAGCAACTACGACAGCAGAATGCAAATACTGATTCCGAAATCGCTGCCATTGTAAAAGGTCAATTACAGAACCCTGATACAGGGAAATCTTCTGACCTATCCAACGATGAAATACTCTCATTGTTCCGCACGAATGCGGGCATTAAGGGCCCATTCGTTGATGCCGTTCTTGCATCTTATGGTAAACAAGTGTTGTCTGAATACCCGAATAACAAAGAACCTGATTTTGAGAGCATACTACGTAAAGTGGTAGTTCGGGCTAAAGCGGATATGGCGCAATCGAACGCTTGGCAACGGGCTATGTCTACCGTAAGCACGGACACCACGCTAAATGAGAACGACCCAAGCTCGAACCCTAGCATTGTTCTTACATCTCCTGACGATGTTGTAAAACAAGTAACTGAATATCAGGACTCCCTATTCGACGCGTTTAAGAAAGTTCTAGACAGACAGCCCGACATCAGGCAGAAGCTCGCAAACGCTTTAAGTAATGCGATGCAAAAAACGATCCCCCCTATCAATAACGAGGATCTGATTAACCTTGCTTCGAAAGTGCTCGCCACTAGAAACTCCGCTGCTGTTTCTCTATTCCAGACAATCAACTCGGATAACGACTTTGCTGTTGGCTTCTTACGGGAAGGCTTCCTATCCACAGGAGGGCGCACATCACAGCTACTTACCCCCGCCGAAACTCAGGCGGCCTTGGGTGCTGAGGTAAGCTCGTCCCTGCGGGCCCAAGCCATTACAGCCACAACGGCAGACGAAATAAGGAGCGTCCTAAAGGCAGCAAATAAAGCGCGTTTAGACGCTAGGCTGTCCCGCTCCGATGACAACGTGCAGCTTACTGGCGCGGCTCGTGCAGCCAATAGCTCTGAGCTTAACCGCTTAGGTATCGTCAGCGGTGATCCTGAATCTGTGCTAAACGCCCTGCGTAAGCTCGCTAAGACAGGTGACCCGAACACGCGCATGATCGCTGACCTGTTGTCATCCTTGCCAGACCTTATCCGTAACACGAGTTTTGTAATTGGGGACTTCGACGACGTTCGTTTCGCAGGTGCTTACATGCCCAAGTCCAATCTCGTAGTGCTAAACCTTTCGGGGCACAACGGAAGAGGAGTCGTGGATGTGCTGCTGCATGAATACATTCACGCAGCTACGACTACGCTGCTGTTTAACCCTACAACGGCAGCTCAACGCGCTGCTGTCGCCCGTATCGAACAACTGCGCAAGCTGGTTACCGCTCGTTTGGATGCCTTGGGATACAACAACAAACAGTGGGCAGACGCCTTAGGCAGCAACGATGAGTTCCTGACCTACGCTCTTACAGATCCCAAGTTCCAAGCACTCGTCAAACTTGCAACGCCGACGAAGCAACGATCGTTGTTCACACGCTTGGTTGAGGCAATGCTTGAATTCTTCGGGCTCAAAAAGGGTGACCCTAGGATCGAACCTATCGAGGAGCTGCTTAGCTTCACCAACATGTTGGGCTCCGATACAACCTTCCTGCTAAGCACACGCCGCATGATCCGCAATGAGGCTCGTGAAGTCGCTGACGGAATGGCTGACCTACGTGAGTTCCTGCGCGTGACGCAGGACCTGAGGAGCCCGCTACGTGCAGGCGACGATCAAGTTCGTATGGCTGCGCAGCAGGGGTCTGGACCAATTAAGTGGGACGTAAACGGTTTGGGTTCTGTGCCGTCGCAGAAGGATGTGGATTATTTTGGGTTCACTAAAGAAATGACCCCAGCCGAGTTTAGGTCATTAGTCCCAGCAGGCAACGCTGATCCAAATACCCCAGATCTAATCAAAAGAGAGGCAGCTGCGGGGGTGAGTATCGCTCCGCCATTCCTTACTGTAAACTGGAACGCCGAACAGGGCGTCTGGGAGGTGTATGACCACGAGGGTCGCAGTAGGACGGACGCAGCTTTGGACTTGGGCGTTACGTCAATGCCTGTTAGTATCCTACCTAGAGGTAGTCTCCGCGCCCGTAGCATTACCGACGAGATGAGGAAAGCCCCCTTCGTTCCTCAGAATGGCGGGACTCCAGTCAACATTGCGGCGAGTGTGAAATTCTCATTAGGCCGCACGCCGACCGAAGGCGACGAGCAAGTTCGTATGGCGCAACTCAGCCAATTGGATACCGAATATCTTAACGCTGTAGATGCGGGCGATATGGAAACAGCACAGCGGTTGGTTGGCGAAGCCGCTACGGTTGCTGGGGCAGTAAGTGGGTCCGCACAACGCCAACCCACCCTGTTGCACACAGCTAGCTTCCCGATACCCGAGGTGGGATCTACATTTACTTTAATTCCGGGAACCCAAAACGCTCAAGGTAGGGGTGTGTATTTTAATCAAGGTATTGAACGGGCACAGTCTAGTGACGCAATTACCAGCGGGAGGGGTATTAGGACTGGAGTTATAGCTATATCCCCCGCTAACACTTCTTCTTGGTTTAGGGCCCAAGCGTCGTTCCAGAAAAAATATGGTAAGCCTCGTCCATGGCATTCTGCGGGTAGTGATGTGTTAGTCCGAGTAGCGAGAGTTGTAGACGGAATAGCTTATGCCGAACACTCATTGGACGGTGGGTCAACTTGGTCCCCAGAACCAACACCATTTATCTTACGTGATGGAAAAGTAAAAAGCGCAGACCCCATTACCTATGATGACAACGGGAATGTGATCCCGCTGTCGCAACGGTTCAACCCTGAGTCGTCTGACATCCGTTTCTCATTAGGCCGCACGCCGACCGAAGGCGAACTAGCAATTGATCCTGTATCCGTCTTCCGTGATCTGGTTCCGGCAAACATTGAAATCGTGATCAGCGATACCTTACGAGGCGAAGCCGCTGTAATACGTAGCAAACCGAACACCATCTTCTTGAACCCTGCTTTGCTCGCTAATCGGGTAGCCGGACTCAATGCAAGGGGCGCTCGCGCTGCGATTGCATCCCTCGTGGACCATGAGCTAGGCCACATTGCCATCAACGAAGCGTTCACTGACAACGATCTCGAACGCGTAGCGACTGAGCTAGGCACTGACCGACTGCAACAAACTGCTTTTGACTACTACGGAGCAACAGGACTAAGCGGTGCGGAGACACTTGCTCAGATCGAAGCTGACCGCAAGGCAGGCACGCTTACCGACAGCATGCTTGCTGATGAATGGTTGCGCATGCAGGCAACGAAGGCAGCTATCGGGCGCACGTTCGAACAAGACTTCGAGTATGCACTCAGCGATCCGTCGCTATTTGATTCGTTGCTACGTGCAATTAACGCATTCGTTACCCGTTTGAGAACCCGCTTTGCTGCTGCGCCAACAACGGAAACCGCCGCCGGAATCTCCCGCGCCGAACGCACTCTAAGACAGCTCAAGGAGCGCGGCCCAAACCGACGCGCAGAAGCTACCGTAAGGGAAGCCAGCTTCGGGGACCTGAACCTATTGCTACAAGCGATCGAAGGTGCGACTGACGGGGATCGGGTAAGCTATTCGCTAGCCTACATGTCCTCCGCTGCTGGCAAAGTGGAACGCTCTGACACCGCTATCGCTGACAAGCTCAAGCTCTACAACCTGCCGTCGCAGTTGCGTGCACTTATCACGAACCGCACGCAGGCCATCAACTCCGCTGCGCTGTCAACGAAGAGCTTCGTCAAGAAGTTCCCCAAGCTCAGAGATCAAGCCCTTGCAGGTGGCGTTGCCATCGAAGACATCCGCCTGCTGTTCGGGACAACCGCGCCGGAACTGTCCACCGCAGATCAAAGGGATATCGAGTTAGCCGTCAAACGATTTAGTTCGGCACTCGATCCGGCACTCAGCACGGAGCAACGCACTGAAGCGATTGATAAGAAGCAAGCGTCGTTGCAAGCAGCGAAGCGCAACAAGTTCCGCACGGAGTTCCGCAAGCGGCAACAAGCGGCTGAGCAATCGGTGCGGGCGCAAGGCTTCCCCGATCTCGTGGATCAGGCCGTAGCTTTGCGGAAGGACATCAACCGCGCACGTTCGAACGGCGGCATCGGTTTCGATGAGTCCGATGACATCTACCTCACAAGGACCTACCGCTTCTTCACGACGACGGGCTGGTCATTGGCTGCCAAATATGGTTCGCTTATCAAGATAGACGGCAAGGATGTTGACTTCCACAAGCTGCGCGAAACCGCAGCCAAGCTGTTTGCCGAACAAGCCGACGCCTACTTTGCGAAGATCGGCAAGCCCTATAGCAACAAGGATGTGGACGCACGCACGGTGGAGCTGCTTGACCAGTATCTGGAAACCCTAGAGAAGGTTCACTCAAGCGTGGACAAGACCGTAGTGGATTCGCTGCGCAAGGACCTTGATCGGTTCAAGCCAAAGAAGGATATCGACGGTGCCCTACGCGCTTTGTTGGGTGAGATCGACGACCCATTGGCCAACGCAATCAACACGCTGCACCACGTCAGCATGCTGTCCGCTAATGAAAACTTCCGTAAATCATTTGCCGAAGCCGCGATCGCAACGGGCTTGGCCAGCAGAACGCCTGTAGGTGATTGGCGTCCGGTGTATCCGGCCAGCACTGAAGCAACGATGGGCCCGCTGGCTGGCCTATACATGGAGCCCAAAGCCGCAGCAGCTTTGCTCGAAGCCTTCGGCAGTTCGCCGTTCGCCCCGCAGTCCAACTCCACTTCGATGGTCAGCACCGCAGGCACGGTCCTGTCCCGTGTATCGGGCGCTGTTGTATTCGGCGCGACCAAACTCGGCTTCGGCTACTGGCCGCGTAACATATTAGGCGGTTTCCTATTAGGGGCGGCGCAAGGTATCTTGTGGAACCCAGCCACTAAGGCTACTAGGACTTCACTAAAACAAGCATGGGATACCGCATACGGTCGCTTGCCTACCGACGAAGAGAAGCGCAATGCGATGCTGCGTCTTACTGAATTGGGCGTGCTAAACGACACAGCCTTAGGTCGTGAAACCTTAGACCTCACTCGCGGCCTGCTTACTTCAGACGAGCAGGTGCTCACCGACATGATGGCCGACATCGAAGAGGCCCGCCTGACAGGAGACGCAGGCGGTGTATTCGCACGCATGAAGCAGAAGCCAGCAACGAAAGCCGTATTGGATTTACTAGGCAAAGCGTATACCAAACCAGTTGAAATCTTAACGGCCTTTGACGCCGCGATTGACGGCGCGGCCAAAGCAAATGCCTACTACTTCGAACTAAATGCCATCGAGAAACACTACGGAGACAGCAAGACGACCGAAGAGAAGGAAGTAATGGCAGCACGTAAGATCAAGCTGACATTCCCTAGTCACTCGCAGCGTTACGATCCTGTGAAAGCATTCGGTCGTTCAACTGCTGCTATGCTTGTCGTGCCGTTCATCGGTTGGAAGTCCGAGGTATTCCGCACGATGTCCAACACCCCTCGTCTTGCTATGCAGGAGATCAAAGAGGGAGGCAGCATGGCCGTGCGCGGATGGCGTAGACTCTTAGGCTTTGCGGGCACGTTGTCCATCGGCGGAAGTGCCGTAGGTGGGGCAATCACCGCACTGTTCCAGACCCTTACCGACGACGAAGAAGAGGAAGATCGCAAGTTGACGCCGGAAGAACTTGCCAGCCTGCGCGAAGCCTTGCCGATATGGCAGCGTGGGCATACATTGCATGCGCGTCTGATGAAGGACGGCAAGGTTCAGTTCGTTGACCTTAGCAGCCTCATGCCATACAGCCAGCTCACGGACATGGGCCAGATCATCATCGACGGTATCCAAACAGGAGACGGCATCGACTCATCCCGCTTGGCTAGCTACGTAGCAACACAGCTATTGGGCACGCAGATCGCAGCGACCGCTGTGTTTGAGGCTGCAAACAACGAGGACGACTTCGGAAATTCCATCTATGTGGAAACCGATCCCGCACCTGTTAAGATGGAGCGCATGTTCAAGCACCTATTGCAGAGCGCGATCAAGCCAGCAGGCTATAAGTTCGGGGAAAAAGTAGCGCGTGAAGGCAACCAGCAAAGGCAAGAGCAGTTGCTAGGAGAAGTCTTCGGCGGCAAATTGAATACGCTCGACAACTCTGAGATCCAGAGACGTGCGTTCCGTGGCTTGAAAGCCTTGCAGGATTCCGCACACAGCACCATCAGTGAAGTAACGTCAGGGCGCTTCATGGATCAGGAGCGAGTGGACGACATCGTAGACAGGCATCAGGATGCGGTCAACGAATCGCAGCGTAGGTTGTCACGCTTCATGGGTTCCATGCTGGACATGGGTAGTAATCCAGATGTGGTCGCAGCCAATGCGGCGGTATACAGATTCAGCAAACCAACCATCGAGTCAAGTATGCAAGGCTACCGCATCCCTTGGGTGCCGAACGACAAGTGGTTCGAGACGGTTTACCGGAACGTGCTCAGCGGCAAGGAGCAAGATCCCGTTGAAAGGATCTTGATGATTCGCCAAGCCGCGAGCAAGAAGCCGGATGTCTATTGGGTCCGCGAGGACTAACGCATCTTGTGGTCATCCCACATCCAGTAAATGTATCGGCCTAGTCCCCATATAAGAGGTGCGGGGACTAGGCAGAACATGAGTATTGAGACAATGGCTTGTAGAATTTCAGTCATATCGCTCGTCTTTTTTAATTTTGGTTTGTGGTTTTATTCCTTGCGCTGTTTCAAATGCTTGGCGTAGTGCCTTGAGTTCCTTAAACGAACGCTCATGGAACCAACGCAGTAGCTGGGAATGCTCAGCGAACCTAGCGTGCACGTTTTTCTTGGCGGGTTTCACTAGGCCCTCTAGCACCTTGGGTGTTGGCTTATTTCGAATCGGCATCGGTTTGAATCTTGATCTTGAAGGCGTCTTTCCCTTGGCCCAAAGTGTTGTGCGTGTAGATGGGAACCTTTGGATTTACCGAGGAGTCCTTCTTAGGGTTGCACTTGCAATCACCAACGGGCTTGTGCCTGCATCCGGTATCCGGATTCGGGATGATGTGTATGCCGATGATCTTAGGCACCGATAACCTCCTTGACGTAGAATTCAATTTGGGTGCAGACATCATTGATGCGGTCAACGCAATCAATTTCTTCCGGAAAGTCACAAGCAGCGATCACAGCTTGCAAGAATGCTTCGAGGATGCGGGGCATGTGTAAAGACTTGCTGCGAACGGACATCTTGTTCACGTAGACCGTGAAGATTGGCCCGTTGGTGCGGTCGTTATCCACGTGGGTGATGTTAAGCACGGTGTGGCCAGTATCAATTTCAATTTGTGTAGTTTTCATTAGTGTTACAGGTGGTTGCGCAAGCGCCCCGTAGGCTACAGGACGCTTGCTTTTTTGTCAATTTGTTTGTTATGTTAATCAGAAGTCGGTGATCTCGATGACCTCTCCGATTGGGTAGTCAGCACGATTACGGCTAGTGCTCAGCCACAGCAGTGGGTAGTCAGGCGGTCGCAAACCGCTAAGATCAGGTGACCACCCGTCTGTGAGGTAGACCATAACGTCCGGCTCGATGTAGTTGTCGCGCAGCCAGTCGAACGCAGGCTGGAACTTAGTGCCGCCGCCGCCGTTGAGCGATGGCGGAACATGGTCACCGGACTGTAGGAGCAAGGCATCGCACACCCGATTGGACACCGACAGTAGCACGAGCTGCTCAGGCTTGAGCTCGTCCAGAATGGACTGTGCCTGCTGCAAGAACTTGGTGTAGGTTGCAGCACCGATGGAGCCCGACGTGTCAAGGACAAGCACGATCGTGCCACTCGCCCTCGACCTACGCCCAGCACAGGCTAGGTGTGTCGTGGAAAACACAGCGTGGTTGAACGGGCTATCCCATCCGGCACGCTGAGTCTTGAACATCCACTCCCGCAGCAGGGCACACCAGTCAAGGGCACTTGACACAGTGCGCTGTGCCGCAACGCGTAGCCCCGTCTGCCCGCTGTCACTGCTAGTCTTGCGGTCGATGGTATCTGCGACTAGGATGCGCTCGTTATCCTCTTCGACTTTCTGCACTACCTCGTCGTAGGTTTCACCCTCTTCGAGTGTGGGTTCAAGGCAGTCTGCTGAACCCTTGCCGACGAAGTCGCTAAGGTCATCGTCCGCACCACCTTCAGCAGCAGTGCCGTTGGGATCAGGATCAGCACCGTCAGGGCCAGCATCACCGCCATCGGCAGGGCTACTGGGACTGCTGTCAGGATCAGTATCAGGTTCAGTTGCATCGGGTTCATTGCCGTCGGGTTGCGGTTCATTGCTGTCTGGTTCATTGCTTTGTTGTGTTTCTTGTTTAGGTTCAGGCTTGCTTAGTTCACGGTAGAGTTGCTCAACGGACTTGTCGCCGCTGAGCTGCTCGTCAAGCAGCACCCCCTCGATGAAGGGGAATACGACACGCTTGAGCTCACGGTTACGCATGGCAATCATTGCGTTGACGACGTAGTCCGCTGCGTAGTTGCCAGTCTTGGGATCAGGCAGCGCAGCAAGACGCCAGCAGTGGCCGAGCAAACCGTGCAGTGCTTCGTGCACTAGAAGGAATGCGATTAGCCCTGCCGGATCAGGCTGCCTGCACAGCTTAGCGATGCCATCCTTGTTGAGCATGAGCGTCCGGCCATCCGTTGCACCGTAGGGCACAGCGTCTGACCACACCCACTGCATCGACATCAGCTTGCTGTAGGCGAGTAACCAATGTGTGCTTACCTTACGCAGGGCAACGGATACCGGATGGTCCATCGGGAATGACGATGGGTCTAGTGTATTTGTTTTCATAGTCCGAGTGAAGCAAGGGTTTCGTCTGCCTTAGTGGCCGCACGCTCAGCCTGTTGGGCAATGCCAACACGGTCTTGCCGTGTCAGCTCGCTGTGATGGGTGCCGCTTGCGTCGATCGCAAGTCGGGCCAGCTCCGTAATAGCGGGCAAGCCTAGGATGTTGAGCTCCTCCACACGCCGTGCTTCGTCCCGCAGGTTGGTGAACTGCGACAAGTGCAGGCGCTGTGAGTTACGCAAGGCGTCACTGAACTCAGCGAGCTGTCGCTTTAGATCGTTGATCGGTCCAGCGTGGGCCTCACGCAGCAGGTTATCCGCCTGCTGTTTGCTGTCTGCCCGAACTCGGTTGGCTACCTCGCTGACTACACCGACTAGATCACCCACCGGAACGGGCTGGTTCAGGATAGTCATGGACATCGTGAAGCGGGACGCCACCTCTGTTGCGGTAGGCAAGCGCACCTCGTTGACGAAGCTGCCCAACTGCAAGGCGATGCTGTCAAGCACATCGGCATAGGTGCTAAGGATGTCCTCGCGGATCACATCGAGCTCGGCCATGCCGTCGTCGAAGATGTTCTGCGCATCCGAGATCCGCCTGATCGGCAGGTAGATGCCCCCGATACGGATTGGCAGGCCGAGCTTTCGGATCTGCACACCGATGCGTTGTTGCAGGCTGATGGCCTTGCCGACCGCCGTGCCTTTAGCATTGAGCACGGTGTTGTAAACTCTGGCTGCACGCTTGGCAGCACCTGCTTGGGTGACCTCCCGTGCCGAGGCACTGGGGTTGAGCACGCTTGTGGCGGGTGCGGTTACGCTGTAGTAGCAGAGCACTAAGGATTGTAGGGTATCGACTTTCATTTTGTTATGGTGTTTGTTGTGTTTGTATTTAGGCGAGAATCAGATTGCGTCCTTGGGCATGTTCGTCAAGCGGTATGCCGCGCCGGATTGAAGAGCGGGCACCGAAGCTGCGGATGTCACCTCGGCACTTGAGCAGTAGCGTCACGAACCAGTCGAGCTTGCCGTTGTGCACGGCGTTGATCGGCCCGTCTTTGTCAAGCCCCCTTGACAAAGTGGCAAGGCAGGCTGACACCAAAGCGAACTGTAAGGCGGGGTCAGTGCTAAGGGCAAAGCCAGCGGCGTCCTGCTTGAGCGAAGCGATGTCAGGCAGCCTGTCAACGTGCTGTAGGAAACCGAAGTAGGCTAGCGCGGCACGCTGCCCAACCGAACCAGCAACTGCCTTGCGGTAGATGTCGGGCTTGGCTTTACGCAGCGGTTCGATGCGGGCCACTGCGGTCCATGTCCTAGGGCAAGGGTGCGGCGTGCCATCGTAGGGCATGACGACAGGTGGGTTGAAGAAGTCCAGCCCGTCGCCCGTCGTAGTGCCGAAGCGCAGGAAGGCCGGAACATGGGACCCGATTCCTGTAAGCGCAGGCTGTGTGTCATACCAGTCAAGCCAGTCGCTAAGGTCAGGCTCTAAGGTAACCTTGATACAACGCTCAGTGAACGGGGCATCCTCTACCTTTGCCCTTGTGCCGTCACACCTACGGTTGCCAGCCACTACGACCAGCACGTCGCTGCCTAAGCGGTGCGGGCCAACGCACTTGAATCCGGTTGCCGGATACAGGCTACGGAGCAACGCGCCCACTGCCGGATCATAGTCCGGCAGCTCATCGAGGAAGAGCAGCACGGGCTTGTTGCCGACACGCTCGAAGGTGGGCCAGATGGTGGGTGCCGCAAAGCGCATGTCCCCGTTGTCCTGCGGGATGCCGTAGCCTAGGACCTCTTGTGGTCCTTGACCGTTGAGGTTGGCATACCAGACCTCACGGCCTAGGGCTGAGGCAATCTCGTTGCAGACGATGCTGGTCTTGCCAGCACCTCCGCTGCCTGTAATGAAGAGGAAGCAGTCGGCCATGAGGGCTGCTTCGGCAAGGGCCACAAGCTCGAAGGGCTTGACGGCGTTATGTGTAGTTGTGTTGTTCATTATCGTGTTTGTTTTGTTGTGTTTATTTGTTACGGGTAAGGCATTATCCGATACCGGATTGCCTGTCAAACCTTTTTTCTTTTTTCTTTTTTGCTTCGACCATAGGGCATTGTCAAGGGGGCCTTGACAATACTAAGGGTGCTGCAACTGTGCGGCAAGCTACGCATAGGGGCATCATCTTCCGGTGTAGCAGCTGAGCAACGGCTCCTCAAGCCAGTCCATTCCGGTAAGGGAAAGGGCTTGGTCAGCAGGGATCACGTAGATCCATGCCGTTACGGTGCCGCCGCCAGTAAGCTGTACCGATTTCTGCTTGCGAACATACCAGTTGGGGTGCCCTTCGAGCCCGTCGAGGGCCATCAGTTCGTCTGCCGTGACACGATACACCTCCACTGTGACATGCTTACCCTTACCCGCTTCGTCAATCAGGAACGGGATACCGGATTGGATCATAGGGTAGGCCACGGAGGTAAGCCCATCACCGATGAACTTGCTATGGGCCAACAGCCTGTGGTTGTTGAAGCCCTTCTTGAGTGTGCCATACACAGCAACGGTGGTGGTGTGGCTACCACTTGACAGGAGCAGGGACCCGTCAGGGGCTACGTCGTAGGTGCTATCTTCAGGGGCTTCGGGCTCATCGTTGGCATAGGATGACCACTCGTCATCGCCCCATGTGCTAGGGTCTTCGGGGTCTGTGCTGTCGCTGTAGTTACCTACGGACAGTGGCTTGTATTTGCCCCAGCTACATGCGGTAGGCCACACGTCGAAGCAGTTGTCCTTGGAATACAAGGCACCGCCACGCTTGTGCCACAGGTCACGGTTCACGACGATGGCTGCACCTGTCTTCTTATTGAGCAAGGCAAAGCGTGCCGGATAGGTTCGTAAAACGGCAAGGATCTTCTCTTCGCTAAGCCCGTTGAGGATCTTGCAAAGCTCTAGCGTATCGACTGACTTCTTGCTGACCAGACGTTCGATGGTTCCGTTCATCATAAGCGCATAGGTATCGTCGATGTCGAACGGGTGGCAGTTCGCCTTGGTTACCGGACCGCTTGTAGCATAGCGGAAGTGTGCCGTGTAAGGGCGTCCGGTATCAAGCAGTCGCTCGATCTCCACTTCTCTCATACTATACACGATCTCAGCGGTATCATGGTAGAAGATACCGAATCCGTCAGGGTTCATACACATAGCTGCGTCGATGTAATCGAACGGGATTAGTTTGGCTTTCGGATTATGAATGATAAGACACATAGTATTTGTTTTGTTTTTGTTTAGTATAGTTTGTCAAGGGGGGTTGACATCTTAGCTGATGTAACGCTCGATCGAAGGGTGGGACTCTTTGGTTTGCAACCACTTGTGGAAGTGCCTAGCTAGACGCATGATCTGTGCTACCCTAATACGATTGTTACTGTAGGCATCAAGCAGGACGGGCTTATGCAAACGTAGTGCTTCGCTGAAGGACACGTTGTTATCAATGGACTGACAGGTCGCCGCGATCAAGTCAAAGCGGCGTGACAATACTTCAGCATTGGGAACCTTTGACACAAGCCGTAGCTCGATACCGAAAGGCTTACGCTTAACGGTTACGTATTTGTCTGAGCTGTAAAGCAAAGACTTGTTAAGGCAGCAGTATTCATTGTTCAAGCGACCCTTATACAAGGCATAGTAGATGCCAGCATACTTGCGGAACTTCTCGAACAACTGTTCGTTAGTGTGCCCGCTATGGCTTAGGTTGATGTGCCCCCCGCAACGGTCATTGGTGGGCTCATCAACGTAGGCACGGCTGACTCTGAGGTCACGCAGGAACAAGGCCCTTGTGCGTTCGTCAATAGGGTCATAGGCATGGGTGATACCCTCTACCCCGCAGGAGCCATCAAGCTCCCACCCGCTGAACAATGGCAACTCTTCGATGACATCGCGCTCTTCGTCACACCCGTCTACGGTAGCCTTCTCGACTTCGAAGCCGACGAGCCAGCCTGAGGAACCCCGATTCAGATACGGGCTAGGGCTTGAATGGTATGCGTTGATCCGGCTGCCGCAGCGGCCACAGTCATCACATTCGGACTCTTCGCCGTGGACCCACCCGCTGCCGCACTCGTGGCATTCTTCGGCTGGCCAGTAGCCATATTCGCAGGCAACCCAATCGTCATCGCCTGCCAGAAAGTAGGTTCCGTGCCCGTCACAGCAGATGGAGTCACTGTCGCGGTCGTAGTATTCGCCATCAACTTCCTCGGCATCTTCGCGGTGTAGGTATTCACCGCTGTCTTCGGACCAGACGACATAGTCCGCTGTGTAATAGGCGTCCCTCATAGAGACGAATTCGATGTCACCGTTTTCTTTGGCCAACTCTAGCTGCTCTGCGGAATACCATTCGTATTCCGCGTATCGGCTGCTTGGCTGGTTCCAGCAAGAGTAGACCTTAGTGGCGTCGTCCTCTAAGGCGAAGGTTCCGTCGTGTGTAACGACGCAGTCCGACTCTAGATGCCAGACGCCGTCAATCTCGACGGCATCGTCGAGATTGTAGTAAGCCCCGTCAATGGCGACGGCAGGAAACGGCGTGCCATCCGAAGACATGACGAAGGTGGTGCCTGCGATGGTGAATGTGGTTCCTGCAAGTATGGTGAGGATCTGATTACGTGTGTTCATTCTATTATTTGTTTTGTTTTGTATAACGCTGCAACTCTGCGGTAAGCTACGCAGTCGGTTTGTTCAGTTGTCAACAGGGGTTGACACATTGAAGGGGCTTTCGGCCACCTTCATGTAGGCCAACATGGCTAGCGAACTGGCGGATACTGTGGGCAGCCCTAGTTCTAGGGCCTTATCCATGATGGCCGTCCGGACATCATCGGCTAACGTGTGCTTCGGGACCCTCGCCTGAAGCACCATAAGGATGTCGGTGCGACCACCATCAACCCAAACGGTTAGCTGTCCATTGTATAGGACGCAGGTATGCTCCTCTAGGATCGTGAGGAGGTCACGACCTTCGCCATCACACAAGGTTAGCTCGTTACGGAGGACGCAGGAGCGGGGCTTCACCAAGCCCGCTCTTGACTGGAACACAAGCTCGTGCGTTTGCACGAGTTGGGTAATGTCCTCGAAGGACATTACCCTCGGGGCTTGTGGGTATTCCTTGGCGATGATATCGGCTGCGGTGTATGTATTTTTCATTTGTTTTGTTTCTAATAAGGTAACGCTGCAACTCTGCGGTAAGCTACGCAGTCGGTTTGTTCAGTTGTCAACAGGGGTTGACAACAACGCTAAGCAAGCGTTGCAGCAATGAGGGCTCTTCTTGCTCAAGGGAGGTGCCCCTATACAGGAGCACATCACGGCCCAATACAGGGCAGGGATTTTGCAGCTTCGCAACGGCGCTACGCTTACGGAGGTAAGCAAGCGCCACATCTGTCTGGTGTGTGTGTGTTTCTTTCATAGGAGTGGTTCTTCGAGTGCTTCCAGCAGACACCTTACGGGCTGCTGGAAGTGGATGGAGTTCAGTAGGTAGTAGCTGCGCGACTCTTCCGAGTCGTCCGCACGCCAGATGTCTATGCTCTTGCCGTAGATGACAAGCACATCGTGCGGGCAAAAGGACAACTGGTCTAACCCGCTGCGAGTAACAAGGGACCACAGTCCCTTGCGTTCCTCGGCGAACAAGTAATAGCCAGTTGACATGAGGTAGCCCGTGCGGTCCTCCGTTAGCAGGGCTTGCAGTTCCGGCAGCCGGATACCGGATACAGGGCCAGCGTAGTGGCCCGTGATGGATGCGGGGATTGCGGGGATCATGGTTCTTGTGTAATGGTAAAGGCTTCCATACCGATGGTGATCGTGTCACCGTTGCGCAGCGGCTGCGTGTCGGGCCTTATCGACAGGCCGCCATACAGGTCAACATATTCACCATCGACGGGACCTTCATAGTCCCAGCCGATGACGGTAGTGTCGCCTACGACACGGGCAATGTGCACGCGGGACGAGTCCCCGTTCGGCGTTTCGACGCGGATCTTGTAGTCCCGCACCAGCTGCAAGAATGCAGCGGGGGACATGTGGGGCAGGTTGAGCTCCGACGGAGGGTCGTGCAATGGGGCATTGTCAAGGGGGGTTGACATCATCGGTATTCCATACACGCAGTGGGTGTATTTACCCCCGTCAAAGTCGGGCTGGTTGCTAGCCCACGCGACTTCGATATCAAGCCTTGCGGCCTCGGCTAATGCATCCGCACGAGTGGGGTGTGCAGATAGCGGGGTGGTAATTATTTGGCGGTAGTCTTCTTCATCCCGCACGACAAGGTAGATAGTATTCATTTTGTTTTATTTCGTATTTATTTGTTTGAACGCTACAACTTTGCGGTAAGCTACGCATTTTGAGTTTCAGTTACAGGCAAAGCGCAAAGGCTAGCCAGCCGAGGGCCAGCACCGCGCTGCTGGCAAGAAGCAGCAGCGCGGTTTCGAGTAGGGAAAAGCCGAGTGCAAGCCAGCCGAAGCAGGCGCAAAAGGCTATGATTACGATGAAGGCGGGGTTCATTTGTCAAGGGGGGTTGACACTTAATAACCCTCGAAGAGGGGCACGGCGTCCAGCTCTTCTTGGGTCCAGCCATCTGACGGCAGGACTTGGGTCCAGTCTCCGGCATACCACCTACCCATCCCCACCCCATTACGGTGCGGGTCCCCGCCCACATCAATGATGCGGCGCAATTCGGGGTTGCCCCCGTTGCGCCCTACAAAGGACGAGTCCCTTACGACTACGGTGTTGGTGGTGGTGGTGGTGGTGGTGGCGATTGTAGTATTCATTTTGTTTTGTTTTCTATTTGTTTAGTGCTTCATGCACGATTCAAGGCTTCGCTTACTGGGCGAAGCCCTAGGTCAAGGATTCAGGATTCAGGATTCAGGATTCAGGGCTAAGCCCTAGGGGATTCAGGATACAGGATACAGGGCAGAGGATACAGGATTCGGGGCAAAGCTTGTCACGGGGGACGTGACAAACTCAGGGCAAAGCTTGTCACGGGGGACGTGACAAACTCACGGCAAAGCTTGTCACGGGGG